TCACGCCGCGTCGCGCATGGGCGATGGCTCGGGCCGTGAGGTCAGACTGGCGGCGAAAGCTCCATAAGTGTCGGCGTGGTCCTTCAACAGGTGGCTGTACGTACTGCGCAGCATCTCGACTGAGTCGCCTACCCACGCGGCCACGGTGTGCTCGGGGATTCTGTTCTGGAGGCACGTGGAGATGAAGGTGTGCCGGAGGTCATGGAAGGTTGGAAGGTTCCCCTTCTCATCCTTGATCCCTAGCTTCCGCAGCGTGGGCTTCCACAGACATTCGTTGAAGTGGTTCTTGCAGAGGAGGGTGTTGTGTGGCCCCCAGAAGAGGGCCTGTACCGAGCCACGCTGGCAGTCATCGATCTTCTGCTTGTGCTGCCACAGGACGTTTTGTGCGGCCCGCGGAGGGTGGCGGTGCATGTGTTCGTTGAGGGTTTCTTGGAGATACGGGGGGATCGGAACGTCTTTCGTGGTGAGGCGCGGGCTCGTCTTGAGGCGGTCTATGAGCGTGGGCTTGTGACGAGTCTCCTTGGTCTTGAGCACTTGGCGGTGAACGGTGAGCAGCCTTCTGTCTGTGTCGATGACGTCTGTGCACACGGCTAGCGCCTCTGCTTGCCGGACGCCGCAGGCGAAGCCGAGCATCGGGATGGGACGGTAAGGCTCGGGAAACTCGTCATAGATTGCCCAGCACTCGTCTGGGGTGAAGACGTACGACTCCGTCGCGCTTACGTAGGGTCCGGGGACCTCGTATGTGGGGTTGGCGGCGATCCTTCCGTTCTGGAGGGCGTCTCTGATAATCATCTTGAAGACCTTCCAGTGGCCTTCGGCCGTGCGGTTGGCGAGGTTCTTGTTGGCCTCCATCTCCTGGACCCAGACCTCTACTTGGGCCCGCTTGATGGTCCGCAGGCGCTTGCTTCCCCAGCGAGGGTTGAGGTGTAGGCGAATAGACACCTCATAGTTCACGACGGTGCCTTCCTTGGCGCGGCGCCTGCTGAGCCAGTCGGCAGCCCACTCTTTGAAGGTCAGGGATGCTTCGGCAGGCTCCGGAGCTACGCCGCTAGCCATGTTGTCCAGAACGGCTTGCGCCTGAGCCTGGGTTATGCCAACTGACTCGGGGATAGTGGCTCGTGTGCGGTTACCCTCGGCGTTCGTGAGGTTGTAGGACCAGCTATGGCCGCAGCCGCCCTTCTTGGGGCGGTTCTGGTCGGAGCAGTCGCACCGCTTGTAGACAGTGGGCTTGCGTGCCACGGGATACCTCTCGAGATTCAGTGGGTTCGCGGGTGACTCCCTGGCCAGGGGAGTTTGACTGTACGTAGGCGCAGCCGTGGCCGGTCAAGCCCGACGGGCGGGGGCTGGACGAGCGGTGATGGACCTTCTATTCGCGGCAATGGCACCTACGTCGGCGTGCGGGATTCACTCCATGCGCGCTTCTATCCATGCCTCGAAATCGCGCTCCCGGACACGAAGAATGCGATCGCTGACACGTACGACGGGGATATCCCAGTTCCTGTAGTTGTCGAGCACCGTGCGCTTTGTGACTTCCATTCGCTCGGCAATCGTCTCGAAACTCAGCAATACGTTGGAGCCACCGCGAGCCATCGTCGTCCTTGCTTTCTCGTAGGTGTCCCCCGGCGGACCGATCCGGCCGGACGGAGCCGGTTGCGTTCCGCCCGGCACCGATACGTACGTCGATCATCGGAATCTGTTACACCTCTGCGAGGCCCGCCGGTCTCCAGCGCGATGAAGTCGCTTCGTGGTGGTGACGGTTGGGATGGACGGGTTGCCCTCGAGATCGATGGCGGCGGGGTGGTGGCGTTCGTTGGGCATCGCAACATGGGCGCGGCAAATCGGGCGCACGGCCGGGGCGTCTGCGACGGCCGGGGCATACCCGCACCGCGTGGCAGCGAAGGTTGCGCGCCATCGCTGATCTGTTCGATGCGTTCTGTGACTGATTGGTTATGCTGCCTCGGTGCCGCATCGGAACGTGATCGTCCGTTGGTGGGGAGACCGTGGTGGTTGGTCCGAGGGCGGCGCTGTAGTTGATGACCACAGCACCGGCTTGGGGGGATAGCACGCCGTGACCGACATTCTGGAGGCCCTGGTCGCACGCGCCGTAGCAGGCGGGGACGACGGGGCTGACGCCATTGGGGCGTTATACGACGAGCTCAATGACACCGTGTACCACTGGGTGCGGTTCTACATCCGGGACGGACACGTCGCGGAGGATTTGTGTCAGGAAGTGTGGCTGAAGGTCGCCCAGAACATCAGCAAGTACCGCGCGGGGACGTGTCTGCTGGCCTGGCTGCGCACGATCACTAAGAACACCGCGCTTGACTACCTGCGCTCGGTGCAGCGGCGCCCCTCGGAAGTGCTGTACGCCGACCACCTTGAGCTCGACCGGCCGCGCTTCGATCAGAACCCGGAAGAGCACGCCGAACGGCGCGCACTGGCCCAGGCTGTTGCCTATCACCTGCAAAAATTGCGCCATGAGCAGCGGCAGGTCCTGATCCTGCGGTTCTTCGACGGGCTAACTCCGGGGCAGACTGCGCAGATCATGGGGAAGTCGGATGGCGCTGTCCGTACCCTCACGGTGCGAGCGCTGCGCAAGCTCGCCGCAGTCATGCCGGCAGGGGAGTCGTCTTCCGAATTGGTCGAAGAGCTGCTGTCGGCGGCAGCGGGCGGACATAGAGTTGTCGGAACACGGGTTGATGCACGAGAGGCGAGGGTGCATGTCGCGACGCGCTGACCAGAGTGAGCGCTTGGAGCGGGCGCTGGAAGGCGGGCCCATCCCTCATGATGAGGAGACCCGCCAGATGCTGGCTGCCGCGGGTGCACTGCATCCCGGCTACCAACGCAGTCCCTCGCGGGTGCGCGATGCCAGAGAGGCAATGCTCCGTGCGTACGCGCGTACCCAGAACGCGCAGGAGACGCGGGAGGACGCGGGATCCGGTGACGGCCTGGACGAGCCGGAGCTTCATCGTGAGGAGATTGAACTGCCCGACGGTGGGCAGCTCGTGCTCACGGACATCGAAGACATCACACCGGAGCGTGCCCAGAAGATGGCCGACCGCGTCGCTCGCATCCTGAACAGCAAGGAAAGAGACCACCAGAGTTGAGCAGCGCAATACCGGAGGGCTTCGGCGTCTGGGGGCAGCCATGACCGAGTCGCAGCCTCGTGTCCGGATCCACATCTTCACTCCCGAGGACGAGGACGAGGACGACCTCACTGACCTGGGCCTCGTCAATGTTGGAGGCGAGCGCCTCCTGTTCCTGAAGCCTCAGAGCTTCGATTCGGCTGTTCGGCAGGTGCGTTCCGCATTGCCGGATCTCCCGCTGGAGCAGGTTGAGCGCTTGTTGCGCGAGCACCAGGAGTTCAAGGACTTCGAGGAACTGCTGGGGACGGCCAAGTCAGTTTCGCCCTTGGACATCACCCCTATGCTCGACGAGCCTCGCCTGCCGGGACGTCTGCGCGGCCGCACAAAACGATGGGTGATCGCTGCTGCGCTGGCGCCTGCGCTCGCGGGGAGTTGGGCACTGGGCTACTTCAGCGCCGGCAGCCCGGCAGGAACTTCAGCGAGTGTGCCGGACAAGAGCCCGTCGCCGAGTGCCACCGACGCTTCGGCCGTGCGGCCCGCAGCGAAGCCGTTCGTCGGCCCGGAGTTCATGGACTTCTCCAAGGCTGGGCAGATCGACTGCAAGCCGATCGCCAACCTCGAAGCGGAGTGCACGGACGCGGACGGCATGGTGATGTCGAGTAAGGCAGCGATCGGGCCGGACAGCACGATCTTCACCTTCTCGTACGGTTCGGAGCAGATAGGGCTGAGAATCTTCGGAGACGCGACCTACGCGGAGACGTGGGCCCGGCAGGACGGTACGACCGAGCTATACCCTAACCTCACCCGCTCCGGCCGGTACGTGCTCTGGGGCACGGACAAGAAGCGGTTGTCGGAGTACACGGAATTGCTCCAGGCCGCGAATGCTAGCTCCTCGACTAGACCGCACATGATGCGTTCGGCGGCACCGCTCCCGCCCCGTCTGGCCGCGCTCACCCTAGGCACCTTGGGGCTTGGCGAAGGGGACGTGGCGACCATCCTGCACTCGCCGCGCAGCGCGCCGCTCGCCGAGCCCGTACTCCTAGCTGCGCAAGCAGTGCTCGGTGTCCAAACAACCGTTCCGCGGTTCACGGGTGGCGATGACATCGTCGCGATTGCCGCCGGTCTTGATCGGCCGCCTGTGGTGTCCCCGGCCGAGCACACCACGGACATGGACCCCCCTACGGTCCCGATCGTGCCCCGGGGCACTCAGCCCACGCCGATCGAGAACACCGAAGGGACGCAGCCGACTACGTCGACGCCGGCTCCTGCGGAAGAGCCGACCGCGGAAGGACCCCAGGCCGAGCAGCCGACATCAACGCCTGCTCCGGTCGAGTCAACAGCGCCGGAACAGTCCACACCTCCAGCAACGTCGGCCCCCGAGCCGTCGACTCCCCCGGCCTCCGATCCGGTCGAGGAGACGACTGCAGTCCCGGAGCCCACGGCTGTGGATGAGACCCAGACCGACGAAGGCTCCGGCCCGGTCGAGGAAACTCCGGCCGCCCCGGAGAGCCCGGCGCTGTCTGACGAGGGCTCAGCCCTGGTGGAGGAGACTCCGGCCCCCGTGGACCTGCCCGTGGATACCGCCGCTCCCACCGAGGAGCCGTCTCCCGCGGATCCGAGCACGGGGCAGAGCGTGGACGACCTGCTGATCCTGGACTCGGCCTGGACGGTCGCAACCGCCTGAACAGCCAGAGGGGGCCCGGACTGATGTCCGGGCCCCCTCGGTGTACACGGGTCAGAACGGCGGTTCGTCCCGGTGCGGCGCGGCCCACGCGTCGTCGGCTGCGGGACGGTTGTGCACCGCGGCGGGGTGCTGCGCGCTGCCCCCAGTCTTGGTGACCTTCGCGGTGGCGTTGCGCAGGCTGGCTCCGACTTCCTCGACGTCCAGCTCGTAGACCGTGCGGTTGACGCCCTCACGGTCCTCGTAGGAGCGCTGCTTGAAGCGTCCCTGGACGATGACGCGCAAGCCCCGTATAAAGGACTCGGCGACGTTCTCGGCCGCCTGGCGCCACACGGCGCAGGTAAGGAACAGGCTTTCGCCGTCCTTCCACCCGTTGGTCTGTCGGTCGAAGGTGCGTGGGGTGGAGGCGATGCGGAACTTGGCCACCGCGGCGCCGGAGGGGGTGAAGCGGAGTTCGGGGTCGTCGACCAGGTTCCCGACGACGGTGATGACGGTCTCGCCTGCCACGGACAGGGCCTTTCAGGGTTGGGGCCGCCCGCGCGGGTGCGGGCGGCCGGGAAGGTCAGGCGAACAGGCGCTTCCAGGTCTCGGGCCCCGGGATGCCGTCGGCGTCGCTACCGGTCCAGCCCTGGGCACGCTGGAAGGCCTCGACGTTCTTGCGGTCGGCGTCGGACCACCTCGGGCCAGGTCCCTGGGTGTAGAACCTGCCGAAGCCCTTCCGGACGAGCTGCTGCCCGAGCAGGGTGACGCTCGCGTTGCTCTTGCCGGGCCCGAACTTGCCCCGGCCCGGGAACGGGGGCGTCGGCTTCGCCGTGACCTTGGACGGCAGGGTGCCCAGCAGCTTCTTGAGGGACGTCTTGCCGGGGACACCGTCCGCCGCCGTGCCGGAGTAGCCGAGGGACTCCTGGAAGTCCTGGTAGTTCAGGGTGTCGGCGTCCGTCCACGTGGGGCCCGGCCCGCTGGTGTAGTGCCTGCTGAACCCCTTCCTCACCAGGGCCTGGCCGACCTTGGTGACCTGAGTGCCCTTGGCGCCGTAGCCGTACGCCAGGCCGTTGATGGTGACCTGGTAGCGGGCGGCCCCGGAGCTCGAGCCGCTGCCCGGGAGAGAGCCGCCCGGGTCCGGCGCCGCGTCGTAGTCTCCGGCCGGCATGCCCGCCTGCACCCAGGTGTAGAGCCTGGTGCCGGGGCACGCGGTTGCGAACCCGTCGCGGTGACCGCGCTTGGCCAGCGTGCGTCCGGTCTTCCTGCACGCCTCCTCGTACAGGGCACGGCACGCGGCGAGCGCCTTGGCGCTGGGCGCCTGGTCGCCGCCGATGGCGATCTGGACACCGATGCCGCTGATGTTGTGGTTGGGGCAGTGGGCGCCCTGCAGGGTCCAGCCCCGACCCTCGTAGATGTTCCCGGCCTGGTCGATGACGAAGTTGTAGCCGACGCCGGACCAGCCCTGGTTGATGTGCCCGGCCTCGATGGCGCGCATGATGGCGTAGCCGGTGCGGGTGATCGGGGTGCCGCCGTCGTAGTGGACGAAGAACTCGGTGCGCTTCGACAGCGAAACGGTGGCCGGGGCGCCGTTCCAGGGCTTAGCGCCCCAGGTGGCGCGAGAGATGATCTTGATGGTCATGGGGGGTGGTGCCTTCCGCTCTGGTGATCAAGTGGAGGGCACCGTGCAGGGTGCGACTGGTTAACGTCGCGTGCTGCGCCTACCGGCCTTGGAGAACACCGGTGCAGCGGTCATTGGCTAGATTGATCTTGAGCGGTGGAAGGGCCCGTTATCGTGATACGGGCCCTTCGCGATCGGATGCTAGTCAGCGCTGGTGCTCGAACCAGAGGACTAGGTGTGCCGTCACATGAGGTTGGTGCCACGACCGCGATCACCGCGCAGCCGGTGCCCCGGTTTCCGGCTTTCCCCCTGCACTGCCGGGTCGGCTGGCTACCGTCTTCGTATGACGTGGTGGCAGGCGGCCCTTTGGGGCCTGGCCGGCGGAGGAGCGGCCTCGGTGCTGTCCTTCACGACGGCCGTAGTGTCGTCCGGGTACTCCTGGCCCTGGAGGAAGAAGATAGACGCCGGGGAACCGTCTGGGGAGTTGGGGCCGCGGCTGTTCGTGCTGGCCGCCGGGGCCGTGCTGGGCGCCGCGGTTGCGGCCGCCGCGCACGACCAGATCAGCGGCCCCTGGCCAGCCTTCATCTTCGGCGTCGGTGCCCCCGCCACACTCCGCGGCCTGCTCTCCGGCGTCGAGGTCGCCCCCCGCACCTACCCCGCGCCACCCCCTGGGCCCGCGTCGGCCTCGTCCGCGCCGCGCACGGCCCTGCCCGCCCCCGGCCCGGGAGAGGTCCGTGAAGACGCACCCTGACACCCCGCTCGGCCGCATCGCGCTGGCCGCCCGCCCCGCCCGGCCGTGGCTGCACATCCGCGCCTCCCGCTGGTGGCGCCGTGTCCTGCTCGCCGCCGGCGCGCGGCAAGCGCCGTGGGCGGGGAAGAACTGGCGCGGCGCAGACCTGCGCGGCGCGGACCTGGCCGGCGTGGACCTGACCGACGCGAACTTGACCCGCGTGTTCCTGAGCGGCGCGGACCTGACCTACGCGTTCCTGAGCGGCGCGAACCTGACCCACGCGGAAGTGCGCGGCGCGAACCTGAGCCACGCGGACGTGCGCGAAGCGAACCTGACCGACGCGGACCTGACCGATGCGGACCTGCGCAGCGCGAACCTGCGTGGCGCGAACCTGCCCCGTGCGTTCCTGCGTGGCGCGAACCTGCGCCGTGCGAACCTGGCCGACGTGGACCTGGCCGGCGCGAACCTGATCGACGCGAAGCTGCGCGGCGCGAACCTGCGCGGCGCGAACCTGACCCGCGCGAACCTGGACGGCGCGAACCTGAACGGCGCGAACCTGATCCGCGTGGACCTGCGCGGCGCGTTCCTGCGTGGCGCGAACCTGCCCCGTGCGTTCCTGAGCGGCGCGGACCTGACCCGCGCGGACCTGGACGGCGCGGACCTGGACGGCGCGGACCTGACCGACACGTACTTGACTGGCGCGAAACTGACCGGCGCGAACCTGCGCGGCGCGGACGTGAGCGGCGCGAACCTGGCCGACGTGAACCTGGCCGACGCGGACTTTGTGGATTTGACTTGGTCAGAGCAGACAATTTGGCCCGATACGCTTGCCGTGCAGATGCGGGCGCGCTCTGTACCGCTCGGGAGCGGCAAGTGGCGTGTGCAAGGGGCTGGCAACAGCGGAGCCGACCTGGAAGCACCGCCTCTGCCCATGCGTTGACGGCGACCACCACCGGCCTGTGACAGCCGAGACCGCGGCGTGCCCGCGTGCCGTGGCACCAACCTCATGAGACGACACAACTGATACGGAGGCTGACGGCACCGCTACCGACGCCGTACGAGGCATCCCGGATCAAATTGCTCTTCACATCCTGGCCGTGCTGCGCAGCCTTCCGTGCAGCCCACACGCGCAGGCCTCGGATCCAACGCATCCATGGATGCGTTGGGGTGGGGGCATTGCTAGGCTTGCTCACGGTGTTCCCTTCACTTCCTTTCACTACCTGATTGGGTGGGGCATCACGCAGAGAGCCCCCTGACGCTGGCCTGAGAAACTCGCGTTATGGCGGGGCTCCTGCTGTTTCAGCAGTGTAGTGAGCGGCGAAGCCAGCGTGGTCAGTCGGCGTAACACAACTACCCTCTGCGCTCCTGACTGTGACGTTGCGTCACCTTTTTCGCGTTGATTCGCGACGCAACACGGCGGAACGCAGCTCTCCATACTTCTGCTGTGCGTCTCGTCACACTTGGCGGGGCCCTCCTCCTGTGGCGGGACGACGTACACCGTAGGGAGTCGGATCGGCCACCGCACAAAGCCGCCGCCACTCTCGGCCACCAGCTACCTTTTCGCACGTCACAGCGGGGGAGTAGCGGCGAGTTTCATCTAGTTACCGCGAGGGAGCGAACTGAGGCCAACTAGAGCTAGGTAGGGTCAACTGCGGTTTTCCAGAATGGCTGAATCGCGTAGGAAAGCCTCATAGTGAGACCCCGGGGGTGACCGTGAACACCTCGTCTGCGTCCCACTCGCCGAGAACCTCGTCAAAGTGCCTGGATTCAGCATGTTTTCGCGGCGCCACGCGTACTCTGCCTCGCAGGCCTAGGCGTCGGGTCAGAAGACCGTTCGGGCGTCACAGAGCTGACCTGTCAATAGCGTCTCCTCGTCATCCGTCGACCACCTCGGCGTCGACGACGTCGCCGTTCTCGAGCTGTGGCGGGTACTCCACCGCGAACAGGCTGCGGTCTAGGCGCTCTGCGAGGGCGGCCAGGTCGACGACCTGTTCCTCGGGGCCGACGGGTACGTCGCCCAGGCCGTTGATCTCGACCGCGACGACAGCGTCTTTGCCGTAGTGCTCGCGGTGCTGGCGCTCCAAATACCAGGCGTCGGCGCGCCAGTCGGGCGATGTGCGGTCCTCTACGGTCTCCTCGACGATCTCGCCGGTCACGGAGTCGCGGAACCGGCGGGTGGTGACCTTGGTGACGATGCCGCCGTCGGCGACGCGGCGGATGTTCATCATGGCGCGCGCGGCCGCCGTGGCGCGGGCGGTGCGGACTTTCTCGTACAGGGCTGCGTACTCCTCCTCGTCGGGGTCCGGGTCTTCGCCTGCCTCGCGGGCTTCGACTTCGGCGCGTCCGCGGGCCATCCACGCCAGGAAGCTCGAGCGGGAGACCCCGGCCATCTCGGCGGCCAGCTCGACGGCCACGCCCGTGCGCGAGGCGCCGACGAGGCGCGCCTCGACCTCTTCGGAGAGCAGGCGTGGGCGACCGCTGCGGCTCTGCGGCCGGCGTGCCTTGCGTCGGGTGGACATGGTGTTCCTCGGAGGGCGGGTCAGCGGCTGGAGGTGAACATGTGCCCGCACGCGGGGCACGTGGCGTGGGGAGCGCGGCCCTCGCCGTCGGGGCTGAGCTTGTCGCCGTCGCGTTCTCCGTCGTCGGGCAGGTGGAGCAGGGGCGTCTCGTCCTCGCGGCCGCCGCCGGGGAGGGTCTCGGGGTCGACCTGGCCGAGCATCTTGTCGATCTCTTCGTGCGGGATGGCTAGGGAGTCGAACAGCTCCGCCTCGTTGGTGGCTAGGTCCTCGAGGACCTCGGCGAGTTCGCGGGGGTCCCATCCGCCCTCGCCGGGCAGTCGGTTCAACTTGATGGCCAGGGCCTCGGCTTCGGCATCGTTCTTCGATGACCAGCCGCGCAGGATGGGAACGAGCCAGCCGCCGTCCTCGTCGATGGCGATGCCGCTCGGCGCGCGCATGCCGCGGGACTGCATCTCGATCAGGGACTCACGGCGGCCGTGGCCGTGGAGGGTTTGCTGGGTGCGCTCGTCGACGACTGGTATCTCCACTAGGCCGTGCATGTCGATCGACGCGATGATGAGCTCGAGTTCGTGCCGCTTCGGGTTACGGGCCGCCGGTGTCAGGTCGGTGAGCGGCACGTAGGCGATGAAGCGCGGCGGCCTGGCGATCGTCTCGGTCACGGCTGGTGCGGTCCTCTCCCATGCGTCGGTGTCCGGCAGCGGGAGAGGGCTGCGAGCCCGCGGACTCCTACCGCGGCGCCCCGCCTCGCAAGCGGGGCATGCCGTCATGGCCGGCCCTCACCCGCCGCCGGGCCGGTTCCGCCCTCGTACCGGATGGGGCGGAGCCGGAGCTCGGCCGCGTTCGGTGACGTCGCCGAATGCTGCAGAGCCGCAAGGAAGGTAGGAGGGCGCGCTGTTAGCGTCGCGTCCTCCACAAGGCGTTGCCCTGGGTGTACTATTCGGATCGGCTGGGAGAGCAACCCAGCTACCTGGGCCTAGGTGTAACAAAAAGCGGCCGGCGGCGTACCTCAAAGCGACGCCCCGAGACACCCCGCCCGGGAGGACCAAAACCCTGGGCCACGGCGTCCGGGGAAAGAGAGGAACACCCAGATGTCGAACGACGTCGCCGACGGCACCCCGGTTGAGGAGCCGAAGGAGCTCCCCCTGCCGTCTCTTGCGCTGATTGGTGCGCTTGCCCGCGCCATGGAAGAGCATCAGGAGGTGGTCATCAAGCCGCGGAAGGACGCGCCGAAGGTGCCTCTGGTCGAGGGCTTCTTGAAGGAGAGGCGCAAGGACCTCGTCGTGGATGTCGATGGCGTAGAGGTCGGGTACTACAAGGTCTCCACCACCAGGGACCGGTTCGAGGTGGCCGACCGGTCCGCGTTCGACGCCTACGCAGAGGGCAAGGGCGAGATCGACATCGTCATCACCGCGAAGCCTGCGTTCGAGAAGGCGGCGCTCAAGCACGCCACTGTCAGCCAGGAGACCGGCACCGTCTTCGACCGGCGGACCGGTGAGGAAATCCCCGGCGTCAAGTTCGTCCCGGGCGGGCAGCCCACTGGCAATGTCACCTGGACATGGAAGAAGCGCAATGGGGAGCCGGTCGGTAAGGACGTACTGCTGAGGGCTTACCGGGGCGGTCGACTCGACGAACTGCTGAAGGAGACGCCGGAGTTGCTGCCCACGAGGCAGCCCGGCGCGAGCGACGAGTGACGACGGCCGCTTGGGTCCGGCCTCCTGCGGCCGGGCCCCTCTCCCCAGGAACCCAGACCATGACCACGACTGCGACCGACCGGAGTCGGAACTTCTCCGACCGAGCGCACCGCATTCTTTTCGAGCTCGCCATGCATCCCGACGGCGAGTGGGTCGGCGTGACGTCCATCTACACCAGTCTCGGGCTGAACTCTCACGAGGTTCGCGGCGCCCTCACCGAACTGCGCAACGCGGGCATGGCCGAGAGGAAACGGCGCTACGTGCGCGACGAAAAGACCGGCCGCCGGACACACCGCACCTACTTCCGCCTGACCGACACCACCAGCGAGGCATCCGCATGACCAGCCGCCTAGCGAGCCCCACGGCGGTCCGTCACAACCGGCGTCGCCCCTACTACGTCCACGTAGAGTCGACGACCGTCCGCAACACGCGCCTCAGCTACCGGGCGCTCGGGCTGTTGACCTATCTCCTCGATCAGAAGGAGGGGTGGCAGGTTCGGTCCGACCAACTCTCCAAAGGAGAGGGCCGCGAGGGACGTGAAGCCATACGGACCACGCTGCGCCTGCTCGCGGCTGAAGGCCACTACCGCCTCGAGCGGCGCCGACTGCGCAACGGCAAGGTAGTCATGGGCACGGCGGTGTCGGAGTATCCCGTGGAACAGTGGATCAAGGATCACGAGATTTTCAGCACCCAGAAGGATCCGGCCGTCCCCGTCGTCGAGCAGGAGGACGGCACGTTCTTCGTCGAGTACCCCGACGGCACCCTCGGCAGTGACGGGTTCGAGATCGACCCGTACGACGACGCGGAACCCCCCGCCGACCCGGAACCTGAGCCGGGTAAGGGCTTGGCTGAAGAGGAGCCACCCGCCGAGGAGCAGCAGCCCGCCACACCGCCGAAGAACGCCACCCGTACGCGACGCCCTCGCCGAACTCCAGCACAGAAGGCCGCCGATGACGCGAAGAAGGAGGCTGCAGCCAACCAGAAGGCCGAGGAGAAGGCTGCCCTGGACGCGGCCGCTGAGGAAGTCGCCAAGTGGTGGTGGGACGACGCCGAGAAGCACCTCGGCCCATTCGTCGGCAAGACGAACGGCTACGTCGCCATGCGCGGCATGGTGAAAAAGGCGCTGGAGAAGGGCTACACCAAGCGGCAGTGCGCGGACGCCCTCCGGCACGCACGCAAACACCTACCAAGCGCGCAGCAGTGGCAGAACGCCCTTGGGGTCATCACCAACCGCATTGTTCCGAACCAGTCCAACGGGCGGGCCCCGTACAGCGACTCGGCGACCTGGGGCTACCAGGGCGACGATCCGCCAAGCACGCCCGTCGGCACCACCAGCACCCCGGCAGACGACCTTGACGACGCCACCTTCGGCGTCCTCGCACGACCGTAAGGAGCGCCACGATGTCGGTCACCACGGACACCCGAGCCCCCGCTCCGGCGCGCGGCCTGAACGCCCTTGGAGATTTGAGCGCTCATCTCCTCGGTGTCCTCGAGCGCGGCGGCGCCGACATGTCCCAACTCGGCGTGCCCGCCCAGCCCGAGCCGGAGGACGGCCTCTGGGAAGACGTGGCCGTACCGCAGGCCCGCGCGCGGCGGAACATATGGCGGAACAGCATCCTCGATGCCTCGCACGACGAGTACCTGTCGTTTCGGCTCGACCACCTGGACGAGAACCAGAAGCCGAACACGCTTCGGAAGTGGCTCAAGTCGCTGGTGGAGGCTAAGAAGCTCGGTGCGCGGCCGTCGCACCTCAACCTGATCATGACGGGCAACATCGGCAGTGGGAAGACAGCCGGGGCAATAACGATCGGCAACGAGGCAGCGGAGCGGGGCCTGTGGACCCTGTTCGTCAAGCATGCCACCTACCTGACTTGGCGGCGCCCGGACTCTGCACCACGCAACTTGAAGGCATGGGAGGTGCGCAAGCAGTTCGTGGAATGCGACCTGCTCATCCTCGACGAGCTTTGTGGCGAGATGGACATGACTGCCACCGAGTTCGCTCGCAGGGAGACCATCGACCTGATCGAATCCCGGATCGCGTCCGGTCGGCCCACGGCGTACACCACGAACCTGCGCAGCCGCAGGCAGCCGGGCAGTCAGGGCATGGGCGTGGTGGACATCCTGGGGGAGCGGCTGCTTTCCCGGCTCGAGTCCTCCGCCCACCTGGTGAAGGTCGTGGGCCCGGACAGGCGGAAGCCGGCGAAGCCGCTCGACTGGTGACCACCGGAGCGAATAGGCCTATGTGTCCTGGAAACTGACGAGGTGGGAGTTGCAGACGCAGGCGCAAGAGGCGAAAGACGCTATATCGTTTAGTCGATCCGGAAGGCTATGAGCATACGCCGACCGGGGAGACCCGAACGAGAGGAAAGGTGTCTTGAAACGTCTGTCCGCCCGCTCAGACACGGATGAGGAGCCAAAAGCTCTCGATGACTCCGATGTACCGCCCCTCAGTGGCCGGGAGCGCTTTGGTGCTGGGCTGACCGCCCTGGGCGGGGCCGCCGTCGGAGGCCTCGGTTTCTATGCATCGTTCGACGCTGTGTCCAAGGCGGCCGCGTCCTGGGGCTTCACCGAACCGTGGGTCCTGCCCACCGCCATCGACTCAGCCATCCCCGTCTTCACCGGGGCGTATCTCTTTCTCATCCGTATGGACATGCCGCTGTGGTGGGCGCGGCTCGTTCCCTGGGCCCTGAGCCTGGTCACCTGCGCGCTGAACGTCGCCTCCGGCGACTCCCTGTGGTCCAAGGTCGCCCACGGGGCCATGTCCCTGCTCTGGGTCGCCGTCTCCGAGATCGCCGCGCACACATACGCCGTCCGCATCGGCGCGGCCACCGGCCGCCGCCGGATGGACAAGGTGCGGCGGTCCCGTTGGTTTCTCGACCCTGTGGCCACCTTCCTGCTCTGGCGCCGCATGCAGTTGTGGGAGCTGTCGTCGTACGACAAGGCCCTCGAGCTCGAGCAGGAACGGCTCGAGTACCGGGCGCTGCTGCGTAGCAAGTTCGGTCGGGCCTGGCGCAGGAAGGCGCCCGTCGAATCGCTGCTTCCGCTGCAGCTCGTCCGCCACGGCCGCCCACTCAGGGAGACAGCCGCCGCCGGCCTGCTCGCAGCGGGCATCGAGCCCACAGGCATCTTCGCCTCAGCACCTGAGCCGCCCGTGCTTCCGGCCCCGGCCCTTCCGGTTCCGGGGGTGCCCGTCGTGCCCGCCCCGGCCAAGCCCCCGACTCCGTCCGTTCTGCCAGCCGTCAAAAAGCCCCGCCCCGTCGCGGTCACCGCGCCTGCGCAGCAGGGCGGCATCCCGCAGTGGAGTACCGAAGGTGAGCTGTACGAGATCATCAAGGACGTCATCGACAACGGCCGCCGGGACGTGTTCAACGGACCGCTGACCGGCAGGGCGATCGGCCTGGTGCTCGGCAAGCACGAGGGCGAGGGGCGTAAGGTCCGTAGCCGCCTCATCAAGACCTATGCGGCGACGAAGGGCATCAGCATCCCGGACAAGGCCACCATGAACCAGGTCTTCGCCTTGTTTGGCCAAGCGCTGACGCCAGCCAACCCGTAGGGCATCCTGCCCCTACCCGTACCGAAGCGGCGGGCTCCCCACCTGGGGTGCCCGCCGCCTGCATGATCGGACCCTTCCACATGACACCGGAGATCCTGGCCCGGGTCGCTTCCGCTCGAGCGGCCCGTGACCTGTCCGACCTCGCCCGGCAGGCTGTCGCGACGACCGCACAGACCGCCAGCCCGACGGAGCGCATCCGAGAGGCCCGCCGACTACGGGAGTTGGCCAACCAGGTTGTCGAACTGGTCGTGCTCGCCGAGGCCCTGGGCGGTGCGTCCTGGGAGGAGATCACGGATGCACTCGGCCGGCGGGAGCCGGGCACCGTGGAGCGGGAGTTCGCCGAGGACGTCGCCGAGTGGGGCGCCAAGACCGAGGAAGAGTTGGAGTGCGCGGCCGAGGGGCACGACGCCATTGACGAGTGGTACGCCCGGCATCGGGAGGACCAGGACCCGGAGCGCCCAGCTCCTGTTGCGGATCTTCTCAACAGGCATTGAGCTACCCGACCAGGCGGGTAGAATAGTAAGCCGATGTCAACGGCGAGAGGTTAAGCCCTCCACCGTTGCATCCTCCGCGGGAGAGCAACCCGGGGAACCACGAAGTGAGGGAACACCCAGATGCCTGGTATCACCGCGCCTCAACGGCCGCGTACATCCCGGAAGCCGACCGGGCTGCCGAACCCGCCGATGATCCTCCTTGCGGGGGCTGAGAAGACCGGCAAGAGCCGTCTTGCTGCTGAGGGCACCGCCTCCGAGTTGCTCGGTATGACCTTGTGGATCGAGATCGGGGGCTCGGAGGGAACCGCCGACTACTACGGCCGACTCCCCGGGGCCAACTACGAGATCGTCAACCACGATGGCAGCTACCAGGACATCCTCGACGCCGTCCGTTGGGCCGTCGCCCAGCCGCCCGCCGTCGAGGGCAAGCGGAACATGATCGTGCTGGACAACTTCACGAACCTGTGGGACATGCTCAGCGACGAGCAGGCCCTTTACGCCCGGTGGAGGGCGGAGAAGAAGGCGAACGAGCAGCGCCGCCGCGGCCCCAACCCCGACCTCCCCGTCACCGTGGACCCCGACCTGTGGAACCGGGCGAAGGACCGGTGGGGCGAGATCCTGTGGCATCTGCGGCGGCACTCCGGCCCCGTGATCCTCATAGCCCGCCAGGAACTCGTCACCGCGTTCGAGAACGACAAGCCCACCCGGGACAAGACCCGCAAGACCAAGGCGGAGAAGAACCTCCCGGCCGCGGTCGACGCCATCGTTGAGCTCCACGCCCTGGGGGAGGCGTACCTGACTGGCGTCCGTACGCTGCACTGGGATGTCATGCCCGGCCAGAGCGAGCGGTTCGAGGATTTCAGCATCGACGCCCTGCTACGCCGCATGGGCTTCCAGGAGGCCGCCGCCGCTCGCCAGGTCACCGAGGCCCGGCCGGAGGCGTACCTGGACGAGCAGCAGAGGCAGCGCCCCCAGCAGAACCAGCAGCAGAGGCAGCGTCCCCCGCAGCAGAGGCAGGCTCCTGCCCAGCGGGGCGAGCGGCCGAAGCTGACCGGCGACCAGGCTGTCGAGCTGATTCGAAGGGCGCTCGCCGACGAGAGCAACCCGGAGGCCGAGCTGCAGGGCGTCCGGGAGACGTGGGGCATCGTCACCCTGCAGCAGATCCCAACCCGCACGCAGCAGTGGGGCGAGATGAGCGCGGACGACCTGATCACCCGCTCCCTCGCGTACGCCAAGGGTCGCGCCGAGTGGAAGCGGCAGCAGAGTGCCGATGGGCAGGCGGAGCAGACCTCGGCCCCGGCGGCGCCCCCGCCTGGCGCGGCCGCGGCGGACGGGGCCCGGGAGCACCAGGTCCACGAGGAGTCGGAGCCGCCGGCCGACGACGACGCGCCCCCGCCGCCGGACCCGCAGGCAGAGGAGCCGCCGCTGGACGAGTCCCCGGAGGACACCAGCGCGGCCGAGGAGCCCCAGGACGTTCCCGCCGCCCGGCCTCCGGCTGTACCCCGCGCGCCCCGCAGGCCCCGGAACGAGGCCATCGCGCTCCGGGCGCTGAACGCCGAGGCGGACGTCCAGGCCCGGATCAAGATGATGACTGTGGGTGAACACCTCGAGCCGATCTCCGAGGCGGGCGACCCGCCCATGACCGTGCTCCGGGACTACCTCCAACAGCACCGGCCCGCGATCATCGCTCAGCTCGAGCAAGAGGGACACACGGAGCTCGCCGCCTACTACCGGAACGCCCCGACCGTCGACCCACAAATTCAGGAGAAGTTCGCCCCGTACTTCGCGGGCGCGCCCGCCGGGCAGTGAGGTGACGTGAGGTGACGCGCGCCCGACCTCCTTCGGGCGCGCCTCCCCGGCGTGCTTCCCCCTCCCACTCTCATCACCTCACCAGGGCGCGCCCGTGCTGCTCGCGCGCGCCCAGATCGTCCGCGCGCCGTTCCGCCCCTGCATCGCTTGTGTGCGCTCGGTCATTGACCGGGATGCCATACGGTCCGCGGGTGTTACGCCTTCTCCGTCCACCCCAGGAAAACCGTGCGACGGTGAGGCCGGGAGCGCAGGATCATGTTGTTCGAAGGGTCGTCCGAACCATCGAGACCCACGCCCCGACCAGGGCACGGCACGGCACGAAGGAACCTGATCATGCGTCTGATCTTCATCGACGACAGCCGGCAGAGGAACTGCCCCCGCAAGGGCCTGGGAGACCTCGTCGCCCTCGGCGCCGTCAGCGTCCCCGAGAAGGCGATCTCGCCGTTCGCCGAGTCCCTGCAGGAGATCAGGAACAATCTCGGCATCCCCGACGACGAGGAGCTCAAGTGGAAGCCGGCGAAGGGGAGCTTCCTGGCGACCGCCGGGCGCGAACTCGTCACCCAGCTCCGCCGGCGCATGCTCCAGGCTGCGATTGATCACGAGATCCGGTCGATGGTGGTCATCCTGGACCACTCCGCGGCCTACACCGGACGCACGCTGGCCCAGGTCGGCCAGGAGATCCTCAAGTGGCTCTACGAGCGCATCACCATGCACCTGGGCGATAACGGGGAGATCGGCATCGTGATCGCGGACAAGCCTGGCGGCGGGCCAGCACAGGAGGGCAAGTGGCTCGCGGAAACACTCAAACTGACGAACGGCGGCACCGAGTACGTCAAGCCGGACAAGGTCGTACTGCCCATCGTCACGGCCCCAGCCACCACATTCCGCACCTGCAGCTTGCCGACCTCGTCGTCGCGGCGTCCACCGCGGCCGTCGCCGGCATCCCGGCCGGACTCGCCCTCAAGGACCTGCTCTATCCGCTCGCCCACCAGCACGGGCTCGGAGCCATCAACGGCGCCGGCGTCGTCATCTTCCCGGACCACCCCAACCTCTACTACTGGGCGTTCGGGGAGACGCTCTACGCGAGGCCGTCCTACATGATGGGCTACGACCTCCCGCGTCCCGAGAGCACGTACTTCGAGGACGACGGCCTTCAGGGCGAGACACCGGCCCCGTCGCCGGAGTGAGAACGGTTCCGAGGAGGTCAACGGCATCGGGCGCCCGATAGGTGCGGCCGTCGCGGACCGAGCCTCGGGATGCCACCGTCGCGGTCATGGCACGGACGGCCCGATGTCAGTGCCATGCCGCAGACTTGGAGGATGCACCGGAACGGCAGGCTGTTCAGCAGCGGGACTCTTCGCGACTATCTGCACAAGAATCTCCAGAAGATCACCCAGGCGGTCGACGCATGGGATCCCGAGAAGTTCCTGATAACGACCGAGGCCGACGTCATCGAGGAACTGACGAACGCCTTCCGCATCGTGGTGCCCACGCTCGACCGCGAGGGCGTCGGGATCGAGCCGCTGAAGCAGGGCTACGGAGTCGTCGAGAGACTCGGAGACTCCCTCAGGGTCGCCCAGAACACGGTCACACTGCTGGTTCCCTACACCGGAGACCGCGCCATCTTCGCCCTCCAGCCCAACCCCCACATGGAACCGGGACCACAGGGGACGGTGACCGACACGGAGGTCAGGCTCGCCTGGACCGGCCAGAGCACGGACCACGAATTCGTACGCCGAGCCCTGGACGAGAGGATCAGCGAGATCACGAAGTGTCTCGGCTGGGCGCGGGCCAACGTCAACGGCTACAACGCACAGATCGAGCAGGTGATCCCTCAGAGGGTGCATGCCCGCAAGCAGGCTCTTCTTGCCAGCAGGAACCTTGAGGCCTCGCTCGGGTTCCCGATCCGCAAGCGCACGGACGCCAAGACCTACGAGGTCCCGCTGGTCCGGAAGAAGATCAAGACGGAGTCCGCCGAGTCGTCCACGGACCCTTCGTTCAAGCCCGAGCATGTGCTCGCCGACGCGGACTACGAAGAGGCGCTGCGGGTCCTGAAGAACGCCCGTAATCAGCTGGAACGCTCACCCTCGCTGGCCGGCAAGCTCGACGAGGAGGAGATCCGGGATGTGTTGCTCCTGGCACTGAACTCCCAGTTCGAGGGCACGGCCGCGGGCGAGGTGTTCAACTTCAAGGGCAAGACCGACATCCTCATCCGGGTCGAGGACAGGCACGTGTTCATCGGCGAGTGCAAGTTCTGGAAAGGCCCGAAGACCATCACCGACACGCTGAACCAGTTGCTCGGCTATCTGACCTGGCGGGACACCAAGGCGGCCGTGCTGTTGTTCGTCAGGGAGAAGGCGTTCTCCGAGATCGTCTCCAAGGCCCTGGGGAAGCTGGAGGAGCATCCCAACTTCAAGCGGCGGGGCTCGACCAACGAGTTCGGCACCCGCCATGACTTCGTCTTCCATGTCGATGGAGATCCGTCCCGCGAGGTCAAACTGGCCTTCCTTCCCTTCCACCTCCGCCAGGCCGACTCCGGCAGCTGAGACGGGCACGGTCAACGGTCAGACACAAGCCCCGTTCACAACGTTCCCGGCGCGCCCGTGCCGTCCCCCGGGCGCGCCGATCCGCGCGCACCCAGGCGCGCCTCGAGACCACGCGCCCTCACCCCGGCCGCGCCGCGCGCCAAAGCAGACGCGCCCTGGCGCGCGCCCTTGACCTGTACATTCCCGCAGGCGCGCCGCGCGCCTGATCGTGGCGCGGCTCGTCGAGCGCGGCCCCGGGAGATGACCGTGCGGGGCCCTGGTCGGCGCGCCTAGACGCGCGCGGGCTGCTCGAGGGTGAGCGCCCAGCGGCGCGGTGGGCCGCGCGGCCGCGCGCCGATCGACCGTTCCCGCACCGAGGACCGCGCCAGTCCCGCGCGCGGTCCAGCCTCCAGGCGCGCCCGGACATGACGAAGGGCGCGCCATCGGGCGCGCCCTGGGAGAGTGGACGATCGGTCGAGAGCGCGCCTACTGCGCGCCGGACCGGGCCGCGCGCCGGATGTCCCGACGGTCGCGGCGCTCCTGCTGCTTGGCGGCACGGTCCTCGCCGCGGACCTGGCGCAGGAGCGCGAGCAGTTCCTGGGGGTGGGCCTGGCCGAGGAGCTTGAGTGCCTGGAGCCGGTGGTTCGGCTCACTCGGCATCCGCCCCTGGCGTGCGTCCGCGTACTGCACGGCGTAGCGCAGGAACGAGGCCTCGGTCTGCACGCGCTGCCGGAAGCCTTCGACCCGGCGCCGGTGAGTGGTACGGCTCTCGCCGGGCGCCGGCTCGGGCATGAAGCCGGCCGGATCCTCGAGCATCAGGCGGCAGATGTCCGCCGTCCTCCTGGCTACTCTGTGTGAACGGAACGCGAGCTCCTCGACCCGTGGTGACGTCGGCTCGGGCACCGGCTCCCCGAGGACCAATCCAGTCCACCGATCGGAGAAGGCGTCATCGTCCAGTGCCGCCAGTTCCTTCGCATGCTCGTGGGCCAGGTCGTCGACGACGTCCTGGATCGGGCCCATGGCGGCCTTGATCGCCGCCCGCCACGGCGCGATACGGGCCTGCTGCTGCCGCTTGGTCTCCCCCTCCTGGAGGGGGTTGTAGGTCTTCGCTCGCCGCCCGGCCGTCTCGAGGGCGAGGAGCGTACGCGGGGCGAGCAGGGGCGAACTGAAGGCTTCGCCCTGGACATCCCGAGGGACCCGCCGGTCGGTGCCGCCCGTGACGTAGGCGACGACCCTGTCCATGAATGCGTCGTCGCTCAACCGGGACAGACGCTGGATCTCGGCCGCGACCTTCCGCGCATCAGCCATAGGGGGTGCTCCTCCGTTTCGGGTAAGGCCCGTGCTCTCGGGCTCTGGGTGTGCCTGTAAACAGGGTGAGGTGGCCGCACGGTCGCGAAGAGGCGTAGCCGGATCATCGCAGGAGCATCCGCTCCCCGGCCCCGAGTGCTCTACACGCACCCGGTTGATCGGCCCCGTCTTGGCCAAAGGCGACCACGGGCCGTAGGAACACCCTCTTCCGAGAGATGCGTGTCAGCCCATAAACCTTTGACCGGAGTCTCAGACGCGGTTCTTCGCGGCGGCAGTACGGCCACCTCGCTGCAGATGGTACCCGCCGGCCGGAGGACGGACGGGCGGCGTAGGCCTTACTCGGCCTGATGGGACGTCCTCTTGGTCGTCAGGGACTCGATCATCGGGGCGAGCTTGCTCGGCTTCCACACGAGGTCATAGCTCGTCTGGGAGGCAGCCAGTACACCCAGGATCGTGACCATGGTCAGCTTGCTGTGCTGGAACTGATCCCAGCCTCCAGCCGCCGCCACGGCGAAGACGCCGGCCACGAGCGAGACCACGACCGCGACAGCCTTCTTGTACTTCGCCGACCAGGCCGGGCGCTGCACGACCGCGGTGAGCAGCGGGAGCACAGCGCCGACCTGACCGCCGGTGGAGAGAGCTTCGAGCGTTGGAGACATGGTGTTGCCCTTCATGCGGGATTACGTGACGGGCGGACTGTGCGCGAGGTCGGTGCCTTACGTCGCGTCCTGAGTCAGCCGCTGGACCCGTCGCCCAGGTCCTCGGCGATCTCCCGCGGCGGGGCAGGGGCGGGGCGCTCATAGAGCTTCACGACCAGGGCGCGGAGCTGGTGGATGTACTCGACGGCCGCGGCCTTCCAGCGCCTCCACTGCCGCTGTTCCTCCTCCAGACGTTCGACCCGGCTCTCGAGTGTGGCCACTCTGTCGAGCGTCTGCGCGTTCGTCGCGCGCTGCTGCTCGAGGAGCTGGGTGAAGCCCTGGGTCATGGTCTGTACCGAATCCACGGTGTCGGTCTTGCGCTGGTTCCCTCGGTACACCAGCCACGCCCCACCCAGCACGCCAGTCATGCCGAAGATCGGAGAGAGGACAGGCGCCAGAGAGGTGAGCAGCTCCACGGGGGCGCCTCCTCGGTCATCGGCCGTCGGTTGGGGTGCGCGGGAGCCGGGGCCCGAAGTCCCGCGGCTCCCCGCGACGATGACGTTGGAGGAGGGTGGTGGTTAGCGTCGCGTGCTGGCTGCCGTCAGACTCCGTCGATCAGGCGCTCGGCGAGGTACGGGGAGAAGGTGCCTGCCGGGGTGTTGTCGGGAGCGATGCCACACTGGCCGTCCGAGTCGCCGGGGTACTTGATCCACAGCAGGTACTCGGCTCCGCCGACGCCGACCGAGCTCGGGACTCCGAGACGGCGGCCGGCCGGGTTGCAGTAGTCGACGTGCTGCCCGTTGTCGTCCACCGCGCCGTTGCCGTTGCGGGCGGTGTCGATGACAAACTTCACGCCGGTCACGCCCGCGCTGGCGAGCTCGGTGACGACCTGGTGGCCGTAGCCGCAACTGATGTCGGTGGCGTCGAAGTTGCTCACGCCGATCGCGATGCGCTCCGTCGACGCGATGCCGCCCTTGATGAGCCGGGCCGCCGTCTCCGCGGGCTTGAGCCACGTCGCGTTGCCGGCATCGAGGTAGGCCCGGACGAGCGGCTTGGCACCGAAGGCCTGCGCCGCGTAGGTCGACAGTTCATATCGCTTGTCGCGGGCCTCCTGGGTGGGCAGGGACTCGGCCTGGGCGAGGGAGTCGGGTTCGACGATGACGATGGCGGGCCGGTCCCCGATCCCGGCAACGAAGGCGTCGACCCACGCCTTGTACGCCTCGGGGGTGAGCGCACCGCCGTGGGACTCGCCACCGTTGTCCCGCCAGTACATGTTGTACGCGGCTAGGATGGGCACCTTCCCGGCCGCGGCCGCCGCGGACACGTACGCGTCGACGTCGGCCTGGATGTTCTGATTCCAGTCGCCGAACCACTTGGCTCCGGGGCGCCGGGCTATCGCGTTGCGGATCTTCGCGGCTCGCCCGTCGGTGGGGTTGAGGGCCAGCCACTTGAGTGCGTTGCTGTCGGGGTCGACGTAGAAGCCCTCTCGGACGGTCGACGTCGTCAGGCGGACCTCTGCGAGCGTGACGGTGACGGGCGTGCCCTGCCCCATCTGGAAGGACACCTGACCGGTGGTCGTGTCCAGGTCCGAGGTGAACGTGTAGACGAACGACGTGTCGACGGTGCCCAGGACGACGGTCTTGTCCAGGGCCGCAGTCCACGGGTCAGAGCCGAGGCCGACCTGGACGCGCAGCGAGGTGTTCACCTGGGAGGCGCGGGCGGTGAAGGTCAGGGTGTACGCGGCGCCCTTGCGCAGCACGATGCCGTCCTGCCCGAGCGGTGCGTCCCACAGGTTGACGGCGTCGGTCGTGGCGGTCGCGTCCATCCCGCCGGCGGAGCCCGCGGCGATGCTGACCTTGGCGGGGTCTCCCGCCCACCAAGAGGTGGTGCCGTTGCTGAAATCGTGGTTGCTGACGAGGTCGCCGTAGGTTCCGGCCATGGGCGGGTGGTGCTCCTTGCTACTTGGTGAAGGTCACCCGCAACTTGGGCGGGTAGGTCTGGCCGGCGCCTCGGAAGATGCCGTAGTACGTGCGATTCGTGGTGTTGGGGTCGAGCGCGATTCCGCGCCATCGCGTCGAGTCGAAGACGCTGGTGATGTCGACCCACTTGCCTTGATTCCGGGCCCACGAAATGGTCTTGACCTCGCTGTCCGAGCTGAACGTTGCGGGTCGGGAGGTGTGTGGGTGGGCCTTGATGACGGCCTTGCCGCCGCTGGCGTAGTACCAGTGCTCGGCGTACAGGTAGACCTCAGCTTTGACGATCTTTGCGCCGGACAGGTCGGTGCCAAGTGCGGAGGGGAAGCCGATCAACGCGGACTGGATGCCGTTATTCGAGGAGTAGTAGCCCTGAACGCACTTGTTGCCGTAGTAGGCGTTGTAACCGGCGCGCTTGGCGTACGACCCGGACCACGAGGCCGTGTAGGTCTTTGTGTAGGTTTGCACGGGTTCGGCGGCGCTTCCGCCGCCGGTGTTGTATCCACCGGTGACGGGGATCTCCGGGCCGGTGTCCTCGATGTAGAAGACATTGCTGCGGCCGGTCGTGCTCAGCCCAAGGTCGAGGGTTTGCCCGCTGCTGCCGCCTGAGTTCTCGAAGGAGAGCAGCAGGCGGTGCAGACCGCCGCCGAGCGTGGTGCCGCTGGCGTTGTACTCCAAGCTGACTTGCTGGTAGCGGCCGGTGTGGGCGGGCGTGTGGATCGAGGTCTGGCGCAGCGTCGAGGTGATGGTGGGCTTCGAGGTGCCCCCGTCGCGCAGGTAGAGGCGGATCTCTCCGTCCGTGGCGTTGTCGAGGTTTGCGGTCGCTCGGAACACGACCCGGTAGAGGCGTCCGGCCTCGGCGGTGAACGGCAGCTCGTAGTAGCCCATTTCGCTGCCCGTTGCGGTGACCGTGGATGTGGGGTGTGCGCGCGCGACGATGCCCTTGGGGCCGGCACCGATCAGGGCGGAGACGGGATCGCCGCCTACGGTGAGGTCACCCGCGACGTTGAGGTCGGCGAAGTTGCCATTCCCCGCGGTGTCGATGGTTGCCACGGCGGTGCCGTCGGTGCGCAGGGTGAGGTACTGCGGCGCGCCAGTCACCAGAGCGACGGCTTCTTGCCCGGTTTCGTCGAACAGGCGCAGTCCCTGGGGGCCTACTTCGGCGCGGGCGCCGCCGATCGCGCGGCCGAAGACCGGATGTACTTCCGCGTTGTCCCACACGGCCCATCCGCGGGTGGCGGCCGAGGCCTCCAGACACAGCACGGCCTGCGTGGTGCCGGTCGGGGCGGCGACTTGCCCGGTGATGCGCTGCCATCGACCCGGCTCCGGTGTGGTCGTCTCCACCACGCCATAGCCGAGCACGGTGCCCGCTGCGCTCTCCCAGCGGGCGAGGATCTTCACCGCCTGGGCGACGATGTCCTGCGAGACCAGTATGTCGACGCCGAGCCAGAGTTGCGTGCGGGACAGGACCGGGACCTTAGCCAACGGCAGTGTGAAGTATGTAGGGGTGTCGGCGGTCAAGTCGCAGTTGATGCCGACTCCGAAGCGGTTGCCGGGGGCCAGGGCCCAGGGCGCGCCGCCCGCGGCCACGATGTTCGCGGTCGCCGCGGTCTCGAAGGATGGGTCGGGGATCAGGTTGGTGCCCTGGCCTACGGCAATGTGTTCGGGCGTGACGGCCCCGACGGACAGGTGCGTGGTGTTCACGGCCCCTGCGGCGATTTTGCCGGCGGTCACGGATTGCGCCTTTAGCTCTCGCGAGGAGATCGTGTCGGCGGCGATCTTCCCGGCGACCACGGAGTTCGCGGCAAGCAGGTCCGCACCGATGGTCTCCCTGACCAGCTTGGATCCGGGTACGGACGCGTCCTTGAGCCACACGGCCAGGTCAAGCAGCGCGGACAGGTCGGGCCCGTCGACGGCGCGTGGGGTGCCGGCGACTACGGGCGAAGCCTGGCCGGTGATCTCCGCGGTATTTGCGGCGACGAGCCGCACGTACACGGTGTTATAGGCGGCGGTCGCCACGGTGACAGTGCCGCCCGCGGTGTTGCTGATCGTCGCCGCGAGCGTCGTTGCATCAGGAGCGAAGTTCTCGGTGAGGCCGATGTGCACTTGGATGCGAGCGAAGTCGCTGGGGGTGGCGTAGGCGTCTTCCCATTGCCCGTCCCAGGTGACGATCAGTCCGGCGAGTACCGGCTCGAGAACCGGTGCCGTGGGGGTGGGCGGCGGGGTGGAGTTGACCGCGACGACGGCCACCGCTCCGTCGTCCTGGACACCGACGGAGCCGCGCAGCACTCCGCCCTCGTCGTAGATGTCGAGGGAGCCGCCCTCGATGGAGGAGTAGCCGGCCTGCGCGGTGCGCTCTACGGCTTGTATCCGCCGCTCAAGGTCGGCCAGGACCTGGGCGAGGCGCCGTGCGTCCGACTGGATGTCCAGAAAGTTGGCCATGGGCGCGGATGCTGGACGTTGGCCATGGTTAACGTCGCGCGCTGCCCGGCGAGGACATCCGCCGGGTTAGTAGTGGAAGCTGTCGGAGCGCTTCAGGAACAGGGTGCACAGGCCGTCTGCGCTGATTTCGTCGCTGACGATGCGGTGCCACACGTCGACGTCGCCGACCCATGGCACGTGTACTTGAACGCGGATGTCGTCGCCCAGGGCCCAGGAGCCCAACCGGGCGTTGGGGTGGTCGATGATCTGGATGGCGGGGATCTGCAGGGCCTGTGTTCGGCCGGCCAACTCCTGAGTGCCCCGGGTGCGCAGCGACTTGTCCGACGACAGTGTCTTGTCGGCGACGGTGGCAACCCGTCGCAGGCGCCCGTCGTAGCGGTAGACCTGCGCCCGCTTCATCTTCCGGCCCTCGCCTTTGCCGAGCACGATGACTTCGTTGGCGTACTCGTCGCCCATGCCCTCGGGCTTGGCGATGGCTGCGATGTTCTCGCCGTCGGCGAATCGCAGGTCTTTGCGCTTCCTGCCGATCCGCGGCTTCCCCAGGATCAGCCGGTGCTGGATTTCGTTGCCGCTGCCGGTCCAGGCGTGCGTCTCCATCCAGTCGAATGGGGTGTCCCTGGCAAGGGCGTCGAGGGCTTGGCCACAGTCGGGGGCGTTCCACCAGGCGAGTTCCCACGGGTCGGAGCCGTCCGCGGCGCCCAGCTTCTCGCCCAGGTCGTGGGTGTCGACCTTGAGCCCGATGTTCCCGTAAGGGCGTGACTGGACGTGGCTCCAGATGTTCCGGAAGGCGTCGTACACGTCGATGCGAGGGCCGCCGTACGGCTTCGGCGGGGGTGGCACCCGCTGCTTCCCCTTTTGCCCGTCCACCCAGCCGTCATGGTTCTTGTCCTTGCCTGCATACGGGTCCTTGGGCGTGATCAATGCGCCGGAAATCATGTAGCTCTCGTACGGGATGCCCTGCGGGTAGGCGGAGAAGCCCTCGCAGTAGATGGAGGCCTTCGGCCCGTCGTACGCCGTTTTCGTGACGATGCCGCCCCACCGGATACGGCCGTCGATCTCCAGGTACAGCTTGGTACCCCACTCCTGCAGGATCGGCTTGCCGTCGGAACCGATCATGCGGGCGTACTCGGGTTCGATGGTGCCGTTCAACGACCCCGGCCCGGACAGATCCCGTCTCGGGTTCGAGGCCAGAGCGAGGGGTACCTCCCAGTCCAGGATGGGCTCGGTGGCGGCCCGTCCCCCGCTGGCCCGCTGCGCGATGTACCGCCAGCCCGTCGGCACCTCAGATCTCCTCGTCGTCCGGGGCCTCGACGAACTCGACGTCGGCGATGATCGACGTCCCGGCGTCCACGGAGACGTCCCCCGTCTCCGCCTTGTACATGTAGGTCTGCAGGCGGAGGGTCTGCGTCGTGCCGCGCTTGGACGATGGCACGCTCATGTTGTCGGCCACCACGACGGTTTGGCGGCGAATATTGGCGCCTTGGTCGTCATCAATGACTGTGTCCTGGCCAGGGTCCCCACCAAAGACGCTGTGCATCTTGGCGAAGACGTCAGCCCTGGTGAAGCGCAGGCCAGCCACGGTGACGACGATCTTCGCGCGGGTGGCCCACAGCGGCACGTCAATGTCCCAGCTCGCCACACCGGGCCAGTTGTGCCACTTGTTATCGGAGTAGCCGAGCGTGCTCAGTGACGTAGGGAAGACGGTGTAGAGGCGACGGTCCCGCCGCGGACTCACCATCGACCGCAGATCCTTGATCATGGCCTGAGTGATGGCGCTGGTGTTGGCCGGGATGTCGATACGGGCGAGCGCAATGGCGGAGTCCGATGCGCGCACTTGGCTGACGCGTGTTGTCGTGCGGGGCACGCCGCTGATGACCCGGGTGAAGATGTACGGTCCCACCGTCGGATCCGCTGGATTGGGCCACGTCTCCCCGAAGGAGTACGGGTTCTCGACCCGAGCCACGATGAGATCGGAGCGGGGAGATACCCCAGTCGCAGCGATGTCGACACTGTCGGCCGTCGGCAACCGCCCCGCGTACGCCTGATACGCCGCGCCGGCGGCCCGGTTCACGATGGCGCACGCCCCGGTCGTCACCTGCACTTCGGCCCCGGGAGAGGACAAGGCTCTCACTCGCAAGTCTCTGGAGCCGACCACGCCCTCCGCCCCTCCGAACGCGGCGAACGCCAGCAGGCGCGCAACCTCCGAACTGTGCTGGGCGCCGCCCTCGGTGAACCACGGCACGCTGTCCCACGCCATGACTGTCTACCTCCGCTGCTCGATGCTTGGCAGCGGAATGTGGCCAGAGCCGGGGGCTTGTGTCGCGCCGTCGAGGATCACAGGTAGGCGTAGGCGTCCCGCCAGGCCACCGTCATGTAGGCCGTGCCGGTTGCGTCAGTGCCACGCAGCACAAAGTCCTGCGTGCCCAGGGGGAGTTTCATGTCCTTCAGCCGCGGCGTGCCGCGGGTGAGGAGGCCGGCCACCGAGGCGTTGCCGTTACGCAGCACGGTCCGTGCCCAGGGGCGGGTGTCAATCACGACGCGTTCACCGACTCCGAGGGTCAGGTCGAGTCCGGCCTTCCAACGGCCGACGACGTCACACACGGGATTCGTGATCGGGCCGTAGATCGTGATGACCGGCCAAGCGGGCTTCGTACCACCCACCGTGACTTCGCCAGCAACCTTCCCGGAGCCCTCCCCGGTCATCGTCAATGGCGTCGTGAGCGGCCCCACCAGGCCGTGGTGATCGGGTGGCACCAGATCGATGCGAACCTTCTGCTCGACATCGTCGTAGGCCGTGGAGTCCAGACATACAAACGTGCACACCACGGGTGTGTAGCCCTGCCGAGTCAGTTTCGATCCGGCCGGTGCCGCCTTCCGCGGGCGTCCGTAGAAGCGGCGGGCGCGGCCGCCCTGCGTGGTCCTGAGTACCGCTGGGGTGGCGAAGCGTCTACGGACCGCTTCGGCGTCCCAGGCCTGCAGCATTGTTGACACGGCACTGAGGTTCGCATCGTGTCGCCCGAGCTGGGTCGGGGCCTCGTCGACAGCGTCCACGCCCACCTCGAAGGTGATGGTGGCCTGGCCGCGGTAGTCCTGCCCGAGCCGGGCCCCGTCCTCCTGCGGCATGGGCACGTCGCCGGCGTCGACGTCGGCGTAGGTGATCTCGTACGGCTCGATCAGGTAGTAGCCGGACGCGATAGTGCCGAAGGTGAAGTTCGCGCCCGGGTGGACCTCGTTGGCGCTGTAGGAGAGGTTCCATTCGCCCTCACGCAGTGGCATGTGCACCTCCTCGACGGATACGGCGCAGCTCGAACAGGGCGCTGTTCAGGGCGTCGCCCGGAGTCATCGGGGCGCCGGTCATGGTCAGGTTGAGGTCACCGCCGACGAGTGCAGCGGCGGCCGGGGCGGTGCTCACCCGGGTGCGGGCTGCGCTTGCCGTGTTGGAGCTGCGGACGGCACCGGAGGCGTACTGGCGCATGGCTCCCTGGGCGAAGTACACGACCTGGCCACCGAACATCTCCGCGACCCGCTGGAGGATGGCCTCGCTGCGCTTGCGTTTGCTGGGGGCCAGGGGGATGTACGCCTCGCCCTGTGTCTCCGGCTCATTCCATATGCGTATTTCACCCGGCTTTCCGATCTGTGCGATGTGCCGTTCGGCGCCGGCCGCGAATGCCTTGATCCGGCTGGCAGCCGCGCGGATGCCGCCGTTGGCGTAGTGGACGATGCCGCCGTCCGCATGCGTCCGCACAACGGAGGGCTTGCCTGACTCGCTGTACTGGACGGTGACGTGGATGGTGCGGCCGGTGAGTCCGTTGATGCGGTCCTGGATGCGCTGCACCTGGGCCAAGGGCGTGGCGTTGGGCGCCGTGATCTCGATCTTCTTGCCCTTGAGGTCCTTGACTTTGTAGCCGAGATCCTTGATTGCCTGCTGTGCTACCGCGGTCGGCGCTTCCATCTTGAGCTTCTTGCCGGGCGGCAGACCGGCGACCTTGTCGCGGATCGCCTGGAGATCGCCGGTGGCCTGCCTGATGATCGCCTGGACGGTGACCTTCTTCTTGTTCGGGGCGGTGGCGATGTCCTTGGACAGGGCGGCGATGTTCACGCGCGCCCCGCCGGTCGGGGCCGTGACCGACACCTTCTTGCTGCCAGGAATCCGCTGCACGGTGAAGCCGAGGGCCGCGAGCTGTGCGCGCGCCTCGGCCGTGGGCGCCTTGATCTGTACGGCCTTGCCGGGCGGGAGGCTCTCCAGCTTGCTGCGCAGGCCGAGGACCTCGGCGGTTGCGGCCGGGATTCCCTGAGCGGTGACGAGGGTGGTGATGGTGTCCGGGATGAATCCCATCTGGTCGGCGAGTGCCTTGGCCTGGTCCTTGGGGATGCCCATGCTCGTGGCGAGTTCAATGGCCTTCGCACGGGCCCGCTCCATCGCCCCATTGCTCTGGTCCATGGCCTGGGACATCGGTATGAGGCCCTGCTCCCCGGCCTCCATCGCCCGGGTTGCCACGCCCAGCATGCTGTCGCGCAGCTCCTGGAGCTGCGTGTTGAGGGTCTGGCCATTCCGGGAAGCGGTGTTGACCAGTCCGTCGGCGCCGACGAGGGCCTTCCCCCAGCCTTCGGCACGCGTGATGTTGCCCTTCATGGTGTCATCGACCTGGAGCATCACGGCGTTGAGCTGGGCCTGAGCGTCATGGAAGCTCTGCGTGTTGCCGTTGAGGGCATCCAGTGCCCGCTTGAGGGCATCGGTGCGTTCGTCTGCCGTCTTGGTCTTGTCACTGAAGGTCTGCACCGCGGCCTGCAGGCGGGTGTAGGAGTCCGTGCCGGTGGTGCCCGACTTGTTGATTGCGTCGGCGAGTTCCTTGTGCTTCTTCTGGCTCTCCTCGAGCTCACCCTTCACGGCGCCGAGGGCGTCCTTCGCGCGGATCGCGGCCAAGCCCTCGTCGTCCCACGACTGCGCAGCTCCCTGCGCCGTGGTGATCCACTCTTCGTGGTCGTCGGCTGTCTGCTGGAGCTGCTTCTGCAGCTCTCCGAGGGTCGTGCCCTGGCCGAGGTAGGCGTTCGTCAGCTCGCCGAGGCTGACGCCCGCCTTGCGCATCATGTCGACCAGCTTTCCCTTGCCGTCGGCGAGCTCCGTGTCCTGCAGGAGCTGCGCGGCCTGGGCGCGGACGTTCGCGTCGATCGCGCCGCCGGACGCGACCAGAGCATCGGTCAGGGACTTCACTCGTTCCTGGTGAGCCTGGGTGGCACGGGCGGCTTCTTCCTGCCGGGAGGCGAGGAGGCCGAGACCGATGGTGATGCCCGCGATGGCGAGACCGAGCGGACCACCCAGGGCGGACGTGATGCCGCCGATGGCCCTGGAGGCAACCCTGTTGGCTGCGCCGATCCCCCGCAGTGTGCCGGTCAGCCGGTTGCCCTGCGCGGCCGCGCCGGAGTACGCCAGGCCCATGCGCTGCCACATGGTGATCTGCGGGCCCATTACCCCGGCGCCCATGGTGCCGCGCATGGTGGTGCCGAGCGTGCGCACGGAGGTACCTGCGGCCGTGACCGAGGTGCCGAAGGAGCGCAGCATGCCGGCGACGCCGCTGATCACCTTCAGGGCGAGCATCGTGCCCAGGAACGTGGCCAGGACCGTGGTCGCCCCCGGGACGATGTTCATGATCGAGTTGAAGACCTCGAGTAGCCCGCTGAAGGCCAGGAGCAGTACACCGAGGCCGGTTCCGGCGGACGACAGGTTCCCGATCGCTGTGGCGATGTTCGAGATGACGGAGATGAGCGCGGGCCCGACGGATTGACCGAGGGCGTTGAAGAAGGTGCCGAGGGCAGGCATCAACTCGGTTCTGATCTGTCGGACCAGGTCGAGGATTCCGCCGTCCCGCATGGACCGACCGAGCCCGCGCATGAGGTCCCCGAACAGGGCGTTGACCTCGTGGAAGACGGGCGCCGCGTCGCTGAAAAACTGCTCCATGGCGCGCTGGCCGGCGCCCGAGGTCGCCCAGCGCTCAAACCTCAGCATGCTGCCCTCGAGCCCGTCGAGCAGCGCGTTGCCGGTGTCCATGGCCGCGCGGCCGACACCACCGAGTCCCTTGATCAGGCTGCCGGTGGTCCGACCGAGCTGCGCGGCCTTGTCTCCCGCGTGGTCTAGGAACTTGGCGAGGCTGCCGGTCTCCCGGCCGGCCTGCACGGACGCCCGGAACCACTGCGTCAGTCGCTTGCCGCCCTTGGCGACCCGCTCAGTGAACGGCCCGGAAGCCACCAGGAAGTCCAGAGTGGCGCGGCCCATGTTGGCCAGGCCGTCCGTCATGTGGCTGATGACGCGGGAGTTGGTGCCCGCGATCGTCTTGAAGTCCCTGCGGAACGGACCGGTCTGCATGAACTTCGCGCCGCGCTCCGCCAGAGACCCCATCTGGGAGGCCGAGTCGCCCAGGGCGTCCTCGAGGAGCGGGAACACCGACTTCGCCAGGGGCTTGATGTCGTCGGCGACCTTGCTGAAAAACCGCTCGCTGACGGCCATGCGGACCTTGCCCCACGCCACTTGCAGCGAGGACACCGCGGATACCGCCTCACGGGCCGAGGGAGAGAGCTTGTCCAGCGCCTCCTTGACCTTCTTCTGCTGCGCCTCGGTGACCTTGCCGTCCCGGGCGAGCATCTGCTGCGCCTTGACCGACTCCTTGAGGGCGTCGCCGAAGCCCTTGAAGGCGACCGTCGTGCCGATCGCCGCGGTGGCGCCCGCTGTGATCAGGCCGGGTATCGCGCCGAGGACACCGACCGCGGGCGCGGCCGCGGAGACGAGGGCGGTCAGCCCGGCGCCGTACTGGCCGATGAGGGCGACCGCAGGCTGCAGCAGGGAGACGACGGCGCCGACACCGAGCATGCGCAGGCCACGGCCGCGGCCCGGCAGGCGGAAGTTGACCGGGACGTTGACCGGGTTGCGGTCGGCTTCGCCCTGGGCGCCCGCGATGAGTCCGCGGAGTCGGCCGAGGAGTCCACCGCCCGAGCCGTCGCCGTCCCCGTCCGGGCGGACGGGGAGGTTCAGGTCGGCGTCGTCGATGCGTCGTCGGATGCCGTCGAGGGAGGCGCGGAGCCGGTCCTCGTCGATCTCGACGCGGATCTTTGCGGTGACGCCCTTGGACGCCTCCTTGACCGCTTCCTTGAGCCGTCGCTTGAGGCCCTTGGAGTCGACCTCGACTTTGACCTTGGCGGCCAGACCTTCGGCGGCCGTCTCGACTGACGTGCGGAGCTTCTCCGCGAAGCCGGCCAGGTTGGCGACGACCGGAACTTCGAGACGCCCGGCCTGCAGGCCCTCAGCCACTGCGGACCATTCCTCTCTGCATGGCCGCCATGAGCATTTGCCTGTGGCCGGTCATGCGGGGTGCCTGCGGTTCCGGGGTGGGCTGCTGCGGCCGGGGTGGGCTGCCGTGGCCGCTGCGCGTCGTGGTGCCGGAGCGCGGCGGGCGAACGATGGTGGTGGGCTCCTCACGCCGTTTGTCGGCGGCGAGAATGCCGATCTCCTCGACGATCAGCGCCAGCAGCTCCAGGACGTTGTGCCAGCCGCCGAGCGGGGCGGACCGGACCCGGGAGTCGTCTGGGAGGCCGTCGACGAGGGAGATCAGTCGTCGGAGTCCAAGGAATGCGGGTTGTCCGGGACGAAGCCAGACGCGTCGGGCGTCGACTCCGTGGTAGTGGGAGAGGTCGGACTCGACGTCGCTCCAGCGGTCTCGGAGGAGTCGGCCGACCGAAAGAGCTTTCCCAACTCCACCCCGTAGACGCGGGCCAGGCCGGTCGTCAGCCGGACGTAGTCGGGTACGGACGGCTTCCGCTTGAGGAAGTCCTCGGTCTGGTCCTCGAGGAGGATGGCGTACGTCTCGCGGATCGCCTCGAGGAACTTGCGTGGCAGGGACGGGCGCCGGAACAGGGCGTTGACGACGTCCTTGATGCCGGCGTCGCCGTCGGCGGAGTTGATGACGTCGCCGAGGAGGCCGACCAGGTCCAGCTCGTCGGACAGGATCGGGTCGAGGGCCGCGGCCGGCAGCTCCGCCGGGAGGATGAACTGTTCGCCGCGGAACTTCACGGGGATGCCGTCGGGGTGCTGAACCTCGCGGCGTTCGGCGTCCAGGTCGATGACGAACGATGACGACATGTGCGTGACCTCTTCATGAGTGCGTAGCTGGGTTGCCGTGTTTGGCAGCGCGCGGACAGTGGCAGCGCTGCGCGGCTTGTGTCGCGGCGTGCGGCCGCCCTCGCCTCACGGCGCGAGGAAGGGGCGGCCGCAGGCCTGGGTCACGCGTAGGTGAAGCCGCCGGTCTTGGTGACGCTGCCGCCCGCGGTCGTGACGATCACGTCCTTGGCGCCGGAGGTGCTGGCCGGAGTGGTGACGGTGAGCTTGGTGTCGCTCTCGACCGTCAGGTCGGTACCGGCCGTGCCTCCGAAGGTCACGGCGGTCGCGGTGTCGAGGTCGGTTCCGACGATCATGACGGCAGTGCCGCCCGCGACCGGGCCCGTGCTCGGCGTCACGGTGGCGATGGTGGGCACCGGGGGTTGGAATGCCGGGTCGTCCGTCAGCACGTACCACGGATCCGTGTCGTCGCCACCCTGGACGGCCAGGCGCAGCGGGAGCACGGACTCCTTGGTCTTGGCGAGATCCTTGGAGACGCCTTCCATCTGCATGGTGCGAGGGATGACGTAGCGGTAGTGCTTGCCGCCGTCGATGATCTCGATGCACCCGGCGATTTCAGTGCGGCCCCCGATGCGGGGCGGGGCGAACTTGAAGTGCTTCGGGCCGCCCCCGGAGGGGGTGACGGCCGTGATGCGGCCGCCGCCGTACACCGCCCGGAAGTTCTTGCCGGACCACTGCTGCAGGTCCACCTCGACGGTCGCGGCATCCGTCGTCTGGAAGGTCCGGGTGGGGTACGAGGACTGGGCGCTGCGGACCTGCTCGAAGTTCGGCTCAGAGTTGAACTTGAGCGAGTCTTCGGTGAACAGGCCGACTGTGTACCAGCCCGCGGGCATTGCCACCGTGGCATCGGCCGGGGCTGCCGTCCCGACGGGGGCCAGCCACAGGCGGCTGAGCTGAGGGATGAGAATCTCGTTGTTGTTCGTGGTCTCGCCAGCCATGGCGGGCTTCTCCTTGGTGTCCGGTGCTAAGGCGCGGACACCTTGGAGAGCTGGGGTGGTTAACGTCGCGTCGTCACGGGTGGAGGGTGACAGAGAGGTTCATGACCCACCTGGGTTGGCCGTCGACGAGGGGGCTCCACAGCAGCAGGCCCGACGGCTTGATGCCGCTGATGACCGGCCGGCCGGGGACATGGGGCGCCTCCCCCAGATCCTGCGCGGCCGCGGCGCACCGCAGCAGGATCTGCCGCAGTTCGGCCTTGCCCGGCCAGCCGCCGGGATCGCCGTACACCTCGAGCGTCACCTCCGGGGCGATGGCCCAATTCAGGTCCCGCAGGTCCCCGCCGGGGCCGTGGTCGATGCGCAGGTGCGGCCAGGGTGCCTCTTGGATTCCGGACACACGGCCGGGGCCGCCGAGCGCGTCGGCGACCGCCGGGTGTTCCTGCAGCCAGGCGAGGATCGCGGAGACCGGATCCGCGTCCGCCAGGGTGAGCTCGCTCATCAAACCTGGGTGGCGTAGCCCTGGCCGTGCAGCCGGTGGGCGTAGTCCGGGGAGACGAGGAGCTCGGCGCCCGGCGGGTAGTCGGTGCCGTCGATAGCGTGGTGGTGCGCCAGGGTGACGGTGACCGGTTCGACGCCGGTGGGCAGGGCGGGGCCGACGACGTCCGGGTCCGGGGCCGGCCTGCGGGAGGGACGGGCCGGGGCAGCCCCGGAGACGTCCGCGGCGGACTCTTCCGCCGCGGCGTCCGCGGCGGGCTTCTTGGTGGTGTTCGTAGCCATGGCGCGCACTGTGCGCGCCCGGCCCGCTTGTGTCGCGTCGTCAGCGGCGGGCGGCGACGATGGCGGCCGCGCGGGACATGAAGTGTGTGCCGTCGGCGCGCAGGTTGCCCGGGTAGACGGTGCCCACCTCGGCCTCGACAACCATGGGGGCCTGGACGGAGACGGTGACTGTAACCTTCTTCCCGGCGACGACCGGCTGCCCGGTGTTGATGTGCCGGGCGATGCCCTGCGGGTCCTTGTGCGCTCGGCAGCGGCAGTTCTTGAGGTTGGCGACGGCCCGAGAGCTCTCGTCGAGCGGCTCGAGCATGTACGTCGTGGGGCCCACGCCGCGGTGCACCATGTCCCAGCGCATGGAGTCGATCGAGAAGCGCAGGTTCCCGGGGACTTCCTGCCCGTTGGCGGAGACGTGGGTGGGGCGGACCTTGTCGTCGCCCATGGTCACCCAGCGCTTGGTAGGCGGGGCCAGCCGCTTCGCCTCCACCTCGACCTGGTGGGCGATCCGCTGCACCGCGGGGGCCAGCATGCGGGCGAGCTGCTCCTCCAAGCCCTGCGCGGGGGTGAACTTCGCGTCAGCCATCACGGCACCTCGGGCGGGTTGAGCGTGGCAGTGGCCTGCACGTAATCGACATCCGGGACGCCGGGGACCGCGTGCTCGCGGGTGCTCGACAGCGTCCAGGACCGGCCGGTCTCGTCGGAGAGGGTGTCGCCCTCCTTGACCGGCCAGGCCTGCGGATCGAGCCGTACCGACCATGAACCGTCGGGCTGCTCGAGGACCGACCCGGGCCAGGTGCCGCGCGGGGCCGGCTTCTGGTTGGGGTTCGGCGGTACGGGCACGCCGTTGGCGTCGCGCACCCAAGGGTGAGCGAGCACGTACACCGTGAGCATGGCGTTCGGCAGCACGACGGCCACGGTCGTCAACTCTCTTTCGTCAGCGGCCGCGGCTCGAGGAGTACGGCCACGGCGGGCGGGCGGGCTGGTTCAGCGGCGCGAACAGGCGGCGCTTCCACCGGGACAGGCTGTCGAGGGTGGGTAGGGCGCCGGCCTGGCCGGTGGTCGGCTCGGACTCGTAGGAGATCGACTGTCCCTCCGCACTGACGGAGGACACGCGGCGCCCCTGGGAACCCACGCCGCCGGGGCGGTTGCGTTCGGACTCCGCGGCGTGCGTGGTCACGTACCTGACGACAGGGTCGATCGCGGCACCGTCGAATCCGACGAGGAAGTCAACGTCGTAGGTGCCATCTCCGCGCGGGCGGTAGGCGGAGACCTGCACCAGGTCGTCGGCCTCGAACGGCCACGACTTGGGATCCCCCAGGTCCTCGTCGCGGTGCCAGTAGGGGGTGAGGGCGGTGCGAGTGACGAGCTGGGGGATGGCGGGCTGGCCGAGGTAGGCGACGACGTCGGCCTGCGCCTTCCGGATGGCGGTCAGCAGGTCGTCGCGTTGTTCCGCGTCGAGCGGCAGGGGAACGCCGAGTTCCTTGGCAACCGCTTCGGGGGAGGTGACGAGACCCAGCCCGAGGGGCAAGTCCAGGCGTACGGACTGGTCCTTGACGGGCTGGGTGCCCTCGCTCGGGGTGAAGGTGACGGTGGCCCAGTAACGGCTGGGCGGCACGTCAGGCAGCGCGAACCGGTACACCCCGGCGCGCAGCCGGGTGGCTGGTCCCACTTCCGCCACAAGGGTGGAGCGGTCCGGTCCGTCGTACAGGGACAGGCTGGTGACCTGCCCTCCGGCCGGTTCGGGGTCGTAGTGCGCCCCGCCGTACATGGGCTTGTGGTCGTAGGTCGACACCCCGGGCTCCCTTACTGCTGGGTGGTCGCGTCGGCCTGGGAGGCGAGTCGCGCGGCCTGGGCTTCCAGGCGCTCCCGGATTCGCGCGGCGACGCTCTCGGAGACATGGGCGCCCGCGGGCTGCAGGAGGCGGTGAACTGGGTTGCGGTGTGGTCCGAGGAACGTCTTCTCGACCAGGCGCACGGTGCACACGAGGGTGGAGCCGTACGGGGTGAGGGGCACGAACACGGAGTCCACGTCGGCCGGGGGTTCCTTGGTCGCGTCGTCGATGATGACCTCGGCGAGGTTCTCGTCGTCGGGGATGACCTCGGTCGGGGTGGCGTATGAGGGCGCCTCCGGGGCTGCCGGGGGTTCCTGGACGGCCGGCGGCTCGAGCGGAGCGGCGTCGGGCGCCTTCGGAGTGGCGTCGGCGGCCGGTGTCGACTCCTCGGGCTCCTGGGCAGTCGGGGCGGTCTCGTCGGTGGTCGCTGCACTGGCGTCCCCGGCGGGGGCGGTCGCCTTCGCCGGGGCGCCGGCCGTCGTGGTGGCCTCGGCGGTGGAGTCGGCAGCGGTGTTCTTGGTGGCCGCGGTCTTGCGAGTGCGGGCGGTGCCTGCCATGAGTGGCTCTCCCTCTCGGGGTTGTGGTCCGGACGGCGCGTACCCTGCACGGCCGCGCGCGCTTGTGTCGCGCGCTGCGCTGGTTACCTCGAGAGGTTGTGTGAGCAGTGGAAAGCCCCGGGGTGCAGCCCTCGGGGCTTTCCACCGTCAGGTATCAGGAGTAGGTGAAGCCTCCCGTCTTGGTGACGTTGCCGGTGTCGGCCGCGACGACGACGTTGACGGCACCTGCCGCACCTGCGGGGGTCTTGACTTGCAACTCGGTCGCGGAGATGACCTTGAGCTCGGTGCCCGGTGTCGCGCCGAAGTTGACCGCGGAGACCCCGTCGAGCCGGGTGCCCGTAATGGTGATGGTGGTCCTGCCCGCGGCTGGGCCGGTCGTCGGCGTGATGGTGGTGACCGTGGCGGCGGGGTCGAAGTGTCGGTCGGTCTGGGACTGGGGGACGACGGTCCCGGCCTGGTAGAGCAGGTGGCGCCGGGAGCCCTCGGGTCTGCCGTCGCCGGGCCCGTAGGCCTTGGTCTCGTATACGTCCTCGCTGAGGCGCATGGGGGTGTCGCTGGCGGGGACTGCGGGGAACGCGGACTGCTCGATGCGTGTCCCGTCTTCCTTGTAGAGGCCCATGGAATCCTTCCTGGGGTCGAGTGGCCGGCGAAGGATGGGGCACGGGGGTCGCTTGGGTCGCGTACTCGCTGGGGAGCGGGGAACTTGCCCAATTGGGCAAGAACGATCTTGATGTGCCCCCGAGGCGGCTACGGCCGTCCGCCCCTGAACTGCTTGCCGGGGCCACGACGTCGCGCGTCCTGTTCCCGCTGCAGTTCGCTGAACCGTTTGTCGCCCTGCTTCTTCTTGAGGTGCTTGATGTTGTTCGCAGGGATGCCAACCTTCTGCGGGCCGAGCACGGACACCAAGCACCCCTCATCGGCCCGGGAGGTGTACCCGGCCTCGGTGAGGGAGTCCGCGTCGGGGAAGATGTCGACGTGCCGCTCGATGGTCACGTCGACCAGGTGGTCCTCGCGGCCCCCGAGTGAGTACACCCACTTGAAGTTCTCCGGCGGGTCAGGCTCCACGACGTCCCGGAACAGAGAAACGCTCTTGGTGTACGCGTAGAACTTCACGCCCGGCGCGGCCCGCATCACGCGCATCCACGCCTCGGTGTACTCCGTGGAGAAGAAGTCGCCGGCGTCGTGACAGCGAACCCACCGGCCTTGGTACCGCTTGTGCTGGAGTTCCGCGGTCATCTGCGCTTCCCAGCCGGGCAGATCGTCGAGCAGCATCATCAGATTCGCCTCGTGGCGCGCCTTGACGCCCGCGAACCGGTAGGCGCCCTGCCGCGCGTAGCAGAGCTGCGCGCAGATCCCCGCAGACGGGCACGTGTTGTAGGTGCGGCCGTCCGGCAGGGTCCCGGCCCACGCCGGGATGGACCAGTTCCATATGCCCTGTCGCCGCAGGTCTGTGTTCTGGGTGAGTAGCCACCGTGGTTTGTCAGTCATGCCCGGACCGTGGAGTTCTGGGATGGCTTGCGTCGCGCTCAGAGGATCCGCAGGTCGTCCCAGCCCTCGGGGCCGACGCTGAACACCAACAGGCCGGAAGTCGAGACCTCCCCGGAGCGGACGGCGTACCAGTCGCTGCCGTTGTCGAGGGTGGGGGCCTGGATCCACAGCCTCCCGTTGCCCATCTGCTGCGCGCGGAAGTGGTGGTAGTGGCCCGTGATCAGGATGTCGGCGTCCGCGACAGGCTGGCGGCCGAAGGTCTGCCCCCTCCACCAGTCGCCAGCTTTCTCAGGCCGCGGGTACTGGTGGCCGTGAGCCAGGCCTACGATGCGCCCGGCGATGTCGAGCGACACGGTGTCCCGCCACCGCTCCGGCATCACGAACGAGACGTGCCCGTAGGCGTCCTGGTTGCGGGCGTAGGCGTCGGCCACCTGGGACATGACCTCGATGCCCCAGTCGTCGACGGGCGGGCCGACGGCGTCCTTCCCGCGACGAACACGGCCGTGGTTGCTGCCGCACGTCGCGGCGACGACACGGGCGAACTTCCCGGCGAGGCGGTCCAGGCCCTCGAAGGTGACGCGGCGGTGGACGCGGATCATCTCGGTCAGGGTCAAGTCGTTGGTGAACGCCTGCTGCGTCGTGTTCTCGAAGCCTTCGACACAATCTCCGGCGTCGGCCCAGTAGGCGACGGACGGGGCGCGGCCGACGGCCTTGAGATCGCGGATGTGGTCGTCCAGCTTGTCGAACCGGTCGGCGACCCGGGCGATGAGCTCCGGAGTGCCGCCGTCGCGGCCCACCTTCCCGGCCTGGGCGTCGGCGTACACCACGACCAGGGCGCGCTCCGCGGTGTCGACGGCGGCGCGCGGCTTCCGGCGGCGGCGCATCGCGTCCCGTACGAGGGCGTCGACGTCGCCGGCGGACATCCACGCGGGCTCGGCCGGTTCGATGACGTACCGGCAGCGCCACACGGCGCGGGTGACGGCGTCCTCGCCCTGGGCGTCGCGGTGCCAGGCGGCCGGGTCGTGCTTGGCCTCGACGAGGCGGACGCGGAAACCGTCGGGGATGGTCAGCCCCATCTCCTCTACGCGCTTGCGCAGCTCGTCGTCACCGGCCGGTGGCTTGTCGGCGGGCGGGGCGGTGACGACCATCGTGCCGCTCGGCTCGTAGCGCACCCCGCTCTCCCAGCCGCGAGGAACGGCCGGTTGGAGCCGCTGGGTCTGCGCGGGCTGGCTCTGTTCATGGGAGGCAGGCTCGAGGAGCGCCTGCAGCTCGTTGTTCAGGGTCATCGCTCGCACCGGCATCCGTTGGGCTTCCCACGTCGTCGGTGCCGATTGACGGTGTAGGCCGTGACGGCGTCGCCGTACCGGCTGAGGGTCTCGGCGATAGCCGTGGCGGAGACACTGGCCGAGTCCAGCACCGCGCGGAGGGATGCGGCCACGTCGGCATCTGCGGCTTCCAGGAGCGCGCCGACGCTGCAGCGGGGGCCTCGATGAGCGGCGGGAGCGCCCGCAAGCGCGTCCAACTCCTGAGCGAGGCCTATGGGTTGTTTCTCGATCACCAGCGTCCTCCGTCGTCGTGACTGTGGTACGTGGGAGGGGGCGCGCCCGTGGCCCGGGTGCACCCCCTCACCCCCGTCCGGATCACGGGGCCGGCGTGGTCCAGGTGCCGATGACGAAGCTCTCCGGCCGCGGAACCTCGAGCGCCAGGCGCTCGTCGGCGCGGAACGTGATGAGGCCCTGCTCGTAGTTGATGCCGTTCTCCGACGAGACGGTCACGGAGACGTTCTCGCGGTCGTGGAGCTGCGCGCCGAGACCGAACGCGCCGATGAGGAAGTCGGTGTCGGCCATCGCGGTCGTCTCGACGACGTTGAGGCGCCACACCTTCTTCTCGGCGCCGATCGCGACGGCGATGGCGACGCGGAAGGCGCCGTTCTTGTCCTCCTCGACCTCCACGTGCTCCCACATCGTGGGCGACAGGACGATGCCGGTCGGGTCGTATTCGGCCAGCAGCGCCCTGGTGATCGCGCGCCGAATCTGGACGCTGTACTGGTCGGTCGCGAGACCGGTGTACTGCTGGACGCCCGGCGTGTTGTAGATGCCGGTGATGGACTGGCCGTCGCCGATGCTGTGCAGAAGGTCCCAGTCCTCGGCGTACTTGACGCCCTCCACCATGCGTGTGTTGATGAAGGTCTTGAGCCTGGGTTCGTCGCTGAGGATGTTCTTGTGCGCATCGAGCAGGTGCGCGACCTCGGCCACCGGGTACATCACCGGGGTCAGCGTGAGCTTCGACCGTGGGGCGCGGCCCCAGGTGTCGGTGTCCGCCCCGGTCGCCGGCGACGTGCCGTCCGCGGCGTACCGCTCCTTGATCTGCTTGGCGCTGTTCGTCCAGCCGGTCTCTCGCGCGCCGTACAGGACGGCGTTCTTGGTCGTGCTCTTCGGGAACAGGTCCCTGATGTGGAACTTCCTGAAGGGCCTTTCGGCGATGCCGAGGTTCTGCGCGGAGCCGAGGACCTGGTGGGTCACCGTGCCCGCGGACAGGGAGAAGATGGACTTCCCCTCGATGTCGGCGCGGATGTACGGCTTGTCACGGAACCCTGCCTGCGTGGCGTTCTGGTAGGAGGCGGACTCGACGAACAGGTCGCCGAGGGACTTCTCCTCGATGCCGGGACGCTGGCCGTAGTGGGTGGCCGCGGCCGGCGGGTTCTCCGGGGCCTCGAGGTACTGCTTGATCTCGACCAGGCCCTGCTCGGCGTCGATCAGGCTCTTGATCTCCGCGGCCTCGGCAGAGACCTTCTTGAAGGCCTTCGCCTGCTCGCTGGAGACGACGAACTGACCGCCGTCCTCGACCTTGAAGGTCTGGCTGATGCGCTCGGCCTCGGCGGACTTGACCTGGAGCGCCTTCTGCAGCTCCTCGATACGTGTGGTGGTGGCGGGCATTTGGGGTGCTCTCCCTGATGCTGGGGGCGGTTGACGTGCGTCGCTCGCCCGGCCAGCACCGGGACGCCTCAACGCGAGGCGGAATGGAAAGGGGAGACTGGGGTTAACGTCGCGTGCTGCCCGCTCGGGACGTCAAGAGTGGGCAGCACATGGGGTTTGACCTGCTGTTTTGTTGTCAGCGGTGCGGGAGCTCCGCGGGTTGGGTCCGGGTTGGGGGGTGCAACTCAGCTCCGTATCAGGGCGAGTGCGGCCTTCACTTCGTCGGCGTCCATGCGCACGGTGTCCTCCGGTGCGCGGGCCGGCTCCGCGCCCTCGTGGTCCACGTCGTCTTCTCCGTCGTCGACGTCGCCGAAGGCGTCTTCGTCCCACAGGGCCAGTCCGAGCGGGGTGGCGGCCGCCGTACGCTCCGCAGGTGCGGCGTCGTCTTCGTCGGCGGCGATGTCGAGTCCCTTGGCGGACAGGGCCGCGATCAGGTCGCGTACCTTGTCGCGAACCTCCTCGAACTGCTCCGGGTCCGCGGTGCTGCTGCTGACGCGGGCGGTGGCGTCGGCAAGCGTCTCCACGGTGGGCTGGACGACCCGGGCGTCGACGTCTTCGGCCTCGGTGGCTGCTCGGTGGGCGGTGGTGCCCTCCGGTACGACGATGGTGGCAAGTTCGACGGGCTGCGGCTTCTCCAGGGTGATGTCACCGGTGGCCGTGACCGTGTACGGAATCGCGTAGTGGCTGCTGCGTCGCTCGGTCGCCCCGTCTTCGCTGTGCACGGAGACGATGACGCGGTCCGGATAGGTGCCCTCGATGCACGTCCAGGTGCCGCCGTCCTGGTCGAGGAGTTCCCGGACCTTGTCGGAGAGGCGGGAGCGGAACTGTTCCTGCGACTCGGGCATGGGCTTGGGGGACATGGCGAGAGCCTCCAGGTGGGCGATGTGCTTGCTCTTGGCCTCGATGACCGTGGAGCGGGCGGACTTGTGCTCGATGCGAGGCAGGGCGCGGGCGGCCTGTACGGCGGCGCGCGCGGACTTCTTCTCGGTGGAGGTCACGCCGTCCCGGGTGGCGTTGATGATGCCCTCGAGGACGTTCTCGGAGATGGGACGGGTCGGCTTCGGTGCCGGGCCCTGCGGGAGGGCGGCGCCGGCCAGGAGCTCCAACGGAGTTTCGCGGCACTCAGGCCGCAGAAGCGCCATGTCGGGGAGGGCAGTGATCGGCCACCAGGCCGTGACCTCCGTCGCGTCGCCCTTGGGGTCATCGGGGTTGGCGATGCGGCGTTCGTCGTGCGGCACGTTGATCGGCACGGAATCCTCGGTCGGGACGACCGCGACGAAGCCCCGGTAGATGCCGTTCGGGGCCGTCCAGGAGCCGATGACGCTTGCAGTGCCGGGCAGGGTCGAGCCGGTCTCCTCTCCCCACTCGCGTACCGCGGCCGTGAGGGGGTCTTCTCCGTCTTCCCTGTGTCCGCCGGGGAACTCCCACATTCCCGCGGCCGGATCGTCCTCGTCGAGCGTGCGCTGGATCATCAGCACGCGTCCGGTATCGGCGGCCTTCACGACCAGGCCCGCGACTTTGATGGCGTCCTTGCCCTTCGACGAGGCGACGACGTCGATCTCGACATGGGAAGGCGTGGTCTTGTACTCGAGGCCGTCGTGCCCGCCGGTGGCGGACTTCACCTCGAGGCTGCGCGTCAGGGGGTGCGCTCCGTGCAGAACGGGCGATACCTCGTACAGGTCCAGGTGGTGGATGACGCGGACTCCGTCACCGCGCAGGGACGCCTCTCCTTCTCGTACGCGGTAGCCGATGGAGAACGCGGCCTGCCCGTGCTCATGCCACTGCTTGACCTGCTCGTAGGCGTCACGGCCCTGGCGGGTGCGCAGGTTGTAGATCACGGTGGCGACGAGGGCGCCGGCCTCGGCGGGCCAGTCGGGGATGTCGGCGAATCGAGGGTCGCCGGGCATCCACTCCTCGCACGCGGCGACGACGCCGACGGGATCCTTCCACCCGTGATGCCAGACTGATTTGACGGGGCGTGAGGCCAAGGTGCGGGTGAAGGCGCCGGGCAGGACGAGGTCATTGACCTCGTCCACCACGCCGGTGACGGCATAGATTGCCCGGCTGGTGCCTCGCTGGGTGGTGCTGGGGCGTGCGGATCTGGTGGGTGGAGCAGCGCTCGGCACGGCGGGAAACCTCCGGCGGTGGACAGTGGGCCGCCGGGCACCGTGCCGTTCGCGTCTGCCTAGTGTCCTGTGCTGGCCACGGGCTGGAGCGGCCGCTGCTCAGCTTCGGAGCGGGCCATGGACCAACCGCGGTTCCAGTAGCGGTATCCGAACTGCTCCTCGGCGTTGCCGTACATGTTGTACGGGCAGGCGTCGGAGGGGTCTCCGGCCTCGTACGCGGCCTTGCCTTCGTTGAGCCGGTCCTGGAAGGTCTGGCGGTCGAGCTGCACTCTCGGCTCTCCTTACTGGCTCGCGAACATCGGGTCTTGCACGCCGCGGTCTTCGGGCGGGGCCTGGCCGCCTGGGGCTGCCGGGTCGGTCGTGCCGTCTCCCCCTTCGGGGCCGTGCGATCGGGTCATCTGCGCCCCGTCCACGTCGATGGCCCACGCATCAGGGTCTGTGTAGCGCCACATCTGGCCCGTGGAGTCACGCACCCATCCGGTCAGTGTGCCGTCCGGGGCCTGGTCGAGCCAAGCCTGTTCCCCATCGCTGCCGGTGTACGCGGCGAAGGCGTTCTCTGGGTCGGTCTCGTCGCCCTCGTCGTACATGTCTCCGGCCCAGGGGCGGGAGTCGTCGTCGGGCAGTTCCGGGGCCGCGCCCGGGTCCTCTCCGACGCCTTCTCCCTCCGGTGGCGTGTCCGTTGCCGGAGGCGCAGCGTGGTCCTCCGCCGGTGCGGCGGGGGCCGCGGTCGGGTCCTCGGGCAGGTCCTCCACCGCGGGGTCTTCGGAGGGGTCGTTGTCGGAGACGCCGGGGCCGGCCGTCTCGAGTGAGGCCTCTTCGGTGCCCGCGGTGTCCTCGTTCTCGTCGTCTTCCTCCCCGAAAGGCTTGCCGCCCTGGGGGAGAGCCTTGATGGCGAATCCGTATCTGGTCACGTGCGGAGCATGCGCACGGGGGAGCGGCTTGTGTCGCCGCCACCGCCCTCTCACCCTCTACCAAGATCATTCTTGCCCAATTGGGCAAGTCCGCCGGATCGGCTCCCCGGTACGCGCACCTGCCTCGGCACGCTCCCGCTCTCCTCGATGACGTTGGTGTACTCGCGGAGGACCGCGAGGACGGACGCCTCGTCGCCCCCGGCAACGGCCGTCATGGGGCCGGTCGGTGACAGGGCGACGGTCTCGCCCAGGTGGAGCTCCACCAGGGCCGCGGTCCGGTACGACCCGATCACCGGGCGGTCAGCCCGCCCGGTGATCTGCACTGTGTAGGTCGCACCGTCGTCGAACGAGCCGGTGACGGTGAGCACTGCATGCCTCCTTATCGAGTGGCCATCAGGCCCAGGAGGAACGCCCGCAGGTCGTCGTCCTGGTACCAGTCGCCGTTAAACATGGCCTGAACGGACCGCGCGAGACTGTCACCGGTCTCCGGTTGCGTCTGCTGCCGCCGCAGGAGTCGGTCCAGTGCGCTGCGCCGCATGCGGCGGGCGCCGGGCCGGCCGGTGTGCGTCCTGGTGAACCAGAACGCGCGCTGCGCGGCGTCCAGGTCGCCGAGGTGGCGGGCGAAGTGCTGCGCCAGGGCGTGCCCGGCGGTGCCCAGTCCTTCGTCGGCCAGGTCGGCGACAGTGATCCGCTGTCCCTCCGGCTCGTAGCGGCCCTGCGTGCCGTCGACGGCCGTCAGGCGGCGCGACTCGGGGGTGTTGAGCCACGCCCGAGGGATAAGGCGCTGCACGCCCCGTACGGCCCGTTCGGCGTCCGGGTTGGTGTCCGGGCCGAACACGATCGCGGCGTTGCCTTCGGGGCCCATGTCGCGGATGTCGGCAAGGGCTGCGGCGACGGCGTCGGGGACCGCGGCGGCGTACCGGGCCCGCAGGCCGGCGTACTCCCGGCGGGCGGCCGTCAACTCCATGCGGGCCGCGTCGATCTCGACCTCGAGGTCCGGGTCATCCGGGATGGTCGAGCCGCTGCGGGCCGCCTGCAGGTTGACCAGGCGCCGCTCGCTGGTGGCCACGTAGTCGTCAGCGTGCTGCAGCGTGGCGTGCGGGTCGTCGCCGAAGTCGTCGCCGAGGGCTGCGGACAGACGGCGGGTCACGTCCTGGTCGACGTCGCTGCCGGCCGCCCGCAGGGCCGCCATGTGGCGGAGCGCGGTCAGGCCGGGGCCACCGTCGGCCGCCCGGTCCGGCGCCCACTGGATACGGTCTGACCGGTCCGGGAGCCGTCCGGCTGCGAGCCGTCCCCACGTCGTCGGGCGCCGGAAGGTGACGCGCTGCTGCGCCTGCCCGAACCGCCCCGGTTCCGGCATCAGTCCGGCCCAATGAGAGATCCGCGCCGCCAGCGATTCGCCGTCCGCGTCGGGCAGGTTCACCGCACGGTGCAGACGCGCCAGGCGGCGTGACTCCGGCCACTGCCGGACACGGCGGACCATACGGCCGAGGAATGCCCGCAGGCGGGCCAGGCGCTCCCGTGCAGTGCTGTACTTCTCGGCGATCTTTCGTGCTCCGGCCTTCACTAGTTCCGCGAGGCGCTTGGTCATGCGGATCAGGAGAGCAACGATCCGAGCGAGGAGGCCCGGCTGTCGGCCGGCGTCCGGGGACGCCGCGGCGACCCGGGCGGCGATCCGGCGGGCCGTGGCCTGCCGGGAACCGGCCATGTGCTGGGTGAGGATGCGGGCGATCCGCTCGGCGTCGCCCGGGTCCACGCCCGCGGCCTGGAGCTGCTGCAGGAGCGCGTTCACCGCGTCGTCGGCGTGCCCCGTGACCGCCTGCGTGACGTCCGGGTCGGAGTCGGGATCCGTCGTGGACGGTCGACCCGCCACCTGGTCAGGGATGAGACGCAGTAGGTCCCGTGCGCGGGCCGCCAGGTCCTCGTCGCTCTCGTCGGGGAGCGGCTCGAGGTCGTTGATGGTGCGCAGGGCTGCCCGCACGGTGTCCGTGTGCGCCTGCTCGCGGGTGTCGCGGAGACGCCGCTGGGCGGCGGCCCGGTCTCGTCCGGTGATGCCCGCGGCGTCGAGCGCGGCGGCCGCGTGGCGTCGGGTCGCCTGGCGGGCATCGCTCAGGGCCTCCGGGGTGAGGCGCTGGGCGATCTGCTCGCGCAGGGCATGGATGTCACCGGGCGGCTCCGTGCCCGCTGTGGCCTCGTCGATGATGCGCGCGGCCAGGCTGCGGGCGTGGTCGCTGACGATCCGGTCGACGTCGGCCTGCTGCACCTGGTTGGGATCGCGGGGCGTACCAACCGGCGGGAGGGCCGGGGTGGGCCGGTTCCGGTCGTAGACGTTCACCGTACGGCCGTTGTGCAGACCGAAGTCGTGGACGTTGCCCTCCTCGTCCATGCCCGTGAGCTGCGTCCACCAGCCGTTGCGCTGCGGCTCGCCGATGATCGTCAGCCGCCGGTGGCCATTGAACTGGTAGCCGGTCCGGCTCACGGGCGCGTCGATGACGTCGCCGTCTCGCAGGCTTCCCGGGCGGACCCGGGCGACGGGCACCGAGGGTTCGTCCGGCGAGCTCAAGGTGTCCGGGGTAGCCGGAGTGGTCGGGGCGTCCGGGGTGGTGTCCGTGTCGTCGACGTCGGGCGGGGTGACGGGGTCCGGCTCGGCCTCGGGGAGCTGCCACACGGGCATCGCCCCGTGGACGACGCGACGCCGCCACTGCTGGTTCTCCTGATCCTCCAGGAGGAAGCTGCGCACGCCGCCGGGGCCGTCTTCGGCGTCGATGATGCGGAAGACACGCACCTGGTCGCCGCGGCGCTCGTCGGGCATGGCCACCAGGTCGCCATCCCCAACCTGAGCGGCGTTCGACGGGCGAGGCCGGTCGAGGCCCTCGGGCGGGGTACGGCCGGCGGCTCGGTCGAGGTGGTCCGCGGCCCGCAGAGCGGCGCGGCCCTCGAGAGTCGACGGGTCCGCGGCCGCGCGCAGTTGGGTGGCGAGTGCCGAGGCCTGCTCCGGGGTGACGGGCAGATCCGCGGTGATACGTACGGCGGCCTGGTGGGCGTCGGGGTTGTCCTCCGGGCCGTCGGCGTGGTCGCCGATGACGTCCCGGTCGCCCGCGGTGAGGTCCGGGTCGACGGTCGGGCCGGTTACCGGCTCCACCGTGTAAGGCGCGGGGTGCACAGTCAGGTCGTCGGCCGGTCGGGGGGCATCGTCCGGACCGAGCTCCGGGGCGCCGCCGTCCGGGCCCTGGGCGCGAGGCAGTACCGCGCGGGCATCGACGTCGATCTCGCCCATCTCGCCCGTCGTGGTGTCGGCGTATTGCAGGGTGACGCGGTCTCCGTCTCTGCTGGGCTCACCGGTGATCGCGACGGTGGCGAGGTGGCCGTCGAGGTCCAGGACCACGACGTCGCCGTCCTTGAGGTCCGCGGCCGCGGGCTCGTCGATGCCGGTCACCGGTTCCGGGGCGTCGTCGCGCACCTCGCCGGTGACGCGAAGGTCTCCGGCGCTGCGGGTGATGGTGCCGTCGGCCGTGGTGATGGTGACGGTGTCTCCATCGACGTCGTCGACGGGGCCGAGGAGGGCCCCGTCGTTGTCACTGACGACGCTCTGCGTGGTCACCCGGTGCCCGTCGGCGGTCCAGCCGTCGGGGCGCTGCCCGTAGGTGACGGTGACCGTCGTCGGCGAGACCGCGGTGTCGTCGTTGCCGTCGGACCAGTGCACCGAAACGGTGGTGTCGGTGGCGCCGGTGACGGTTCCCCCACGGTCGTCGGTGCTGGTGACGGTGCTGCCGGGGAACAGACCACGGCCCCCGCCGTCGGTGGGGATCTGGTCGGGCAGGTCGCCCGAGCGGAGCGCGGCCTGGGCACCGCTGGCCGGGGACCCGGGCACAACGTCGTCCGGCGCCTCGGCGCGCGCCGCGGTCGCGTTGACCGATGTGTAGACGTTTCCGCTGGCGCCGGTGCCATCCGGGTTTTCCGTGACCCAGGTACGCCACATCTGATCGGTGCGACCGCGGCGGGTGACGTCGACCAGCACGGGCCCTTGGTGGACGTACCCGGCGCGCTGGACGGGACGGCCGTTCTTGGTGGTGCCGTTCATGCGGACCATGTCACCGGGCACGAGGTCCTCGACTCGGGCCCAGTGTGCGGGCTGTCCGCCGATCGGCTCAGGGTCGGGCTCCGGCTCGGGCTCCGCCGGCGGACGGACGGTGTCCTCTGGATCCTTGACGGGCTCCGGCGTCGGCACCGCGGGGGACGGCGTGGTGCCGTCGCCCTGCGGCTCGTCCTCGGCGCGGGGCCGCTCGGTGTCGCTGTCCGGCCCGCCGAGGCCCTCGAGGAGGCGGCGGGCCCAGAAGGCGCGCGCGTCAAGGTCGTTGAGGACGTCGCGCTGCTCTCCTCCTCGCTGAGTGTCGGGCAGGAGGCCACGCAGCCATGCGAAGTCGTCGCGCGCCTGGACTAGGTCGTCCCTCAAGTCCCCGCTGGGCGACCGCTGGTCACGGAAGGCGTCGACCGTGCCGGTCAGCCGCTCATAGCGGGCGCGCGCCTCCGGATTGTTGCGGAGGGACTCCGGCAGTTCCGGCAGCTCCCGCGTCATGCCCGCCAGGTGCACGGTCACGGTGTCCCACACGTCGTCGCTGGGGTTCGCCGGGTCCGCGGGGCCGTCCTGCAGGGCGCGGATGACCAGGTTGGCGATGGCCGTGTCACGGCTCTGGGAACGGCTGTTCAGGTCGTGATCCAGGCCGAAGAACGGGTGGGCGTCCCACACCGGTTCGCGGTCGGGGTCGGACCGGTAGAGGTTGGAGATGGTGCCGATCTGCTGGCCGTCGAGCCACACGGACTCGGATTCGCCTGCAGGGCGCAACTCGGCCCGGTCAGCGAACTCCTTCATCCGGTCATGTCCGCCGAACCGGAATGCGGCGTCTTCCTCGCTCTCGACATCCGCGGGGTTGAACGGCGGCGGCGGGGTGACGTCATCGGCCGTGAAGGGGGCCGTGTCGTCCGGGGCGCCGCTCTCGGTTTCGGCCGCGCGGCGCTGCTCCTCCTCGAACAGGTCTCGGTCTCTGCGGTCTCCGTCGCGGCGTGACTGCTTGAACTGTGCGAACGTCTGGCGGCCGCCGTTGTTGTCGAACCACTCCTGCAGTTCCTCGCTCGCGTACTGCCTCCACCGGTCGCGCGCCGACAGGCTGCCACCGGAGAACAGCTCTCGCTCGTCGAAGGGCAGAGCGCCGAACTTGTACTCGCGCTTGAAGAAGTAGCCGTTCGTGAAGTCGACAGCCTGGCGGTAGCGGGCCTCGTCCCAATCGGCGAACTCGGCACGCAAGACACGGTCGGCCTCCCGCTGCCGGTACTGCGGATACGTGAGCCGGCCGTGGCCGACGTTCTCGTCATCGCCGTCGATCCAGAGGTTCAGCTCAGGCGAGGCCAGTTCCTTCGCGCGCTTGTTGCTGTACTTGGTGCCGGAGAACACGGCGCGCGGATCAATGCCCTGGGCCTCGGCCTCGGAGCTGAGCATGCGCCCACCAGTGGCCTCCATGGCTGCCTGGAAACGCTCCTCATCGAGGGCGTCGAACTCTCGGCGCAAGCGTCCGGGGGCGGCCGAAGCGGGCTGCGTGACGTCCGTGTCGCCGAAGCCGAGGGCCTCATCCATGGCACGGCCGCGGCGCTCCGCCTCTTCGGCGTCCGCCGGCGGAGTGTCCGGTACGGCAGCACGGATCCGCTCGTCGACGTAGCCGTCGCGGCGGTCCATCTCCGCCATGACGCGCAGTTCGTCATCCGGGCCCAGGCCCTGCCGGTAGGCGGCCTCGAGCTCCGGGTCGCTCAGGGTGGAGAGGTCCTCGGGCAGGGTGAACGCACCGCTGCGCTCCTGCTCGTAGTCGTCCTGCACTGCGCGGAGCGCTTGGGGGAGGCTGCGGCCTTCCCCATCACGCCACGCGAGCGCGCTAGCCGGGCCCCACGGCTGGTGCCAGTCGAATGGGTCGCCGTTGCGGTCGGTTATCTCCTCGAACCGCCCGGCGAGGGTCCGCGCCTCTTCGGGGTCGTCCGAAGTCAGGGTGAGGCCGGGCAGGTTGGTGCCGTTGCGGGCCTGGGCGAAGCGCCACACGGTGGAGCCGTCGGCCTGCGGCTCGGGGTACACCGCCAGACCGCCCTCGGGCGACAGAGCGAGGCCTTCCCGGTCCGCCAACTCGGCCAGGTGGGAACGCCGCTCGGGGGTGTCCTCGGCCGCTGTGAGGTCCTCTCCGGTCCGCCAGGCGTTCCGCAGGGAGTCAACGTCGCGGTGACGGGAGCGGCGGGATCGGCCACCGTCACGGTTGCCGGAGGAACCGCTGCCGCCCTCGCCGCCGTCCCCGGTCGCGTCGGGGACGTTGAAGTCCGGCAGGTTCAGGTGCGGCAGGCCGGGCCCACCCGGACCGCCACCGCCGGGGCCGCCGTTGCCGCCACGGTCACGGCGGCGACGCCGACGCCTGCGCCGCTTCTCGTCGTCTTCGTCGCCCTCCGGGGCGTCCTGGTCGTTGTCCTCGCTCTCCGGGCCGTCGCCCTCGCCGCTGCTCGAGTCGTTGCTGTCGTCGCCGTCGGGCGTGCCTGCGTCGCCGCCGTCGGGCTCGCCATCAGGGTCGGCCGCACCGCCGTCGAGATCGCCGTCGCGGTTCCGCTGGCGGCGCTCCTCGTCGTCCTGGTCGTCGTTCTGCTGCTCGTCCTCCTCGCCCTCCTGGGCGCCCCCGTCCGTCGCCTCGTTGCGGTTGTCGTCGTCCTGGCCGTCGTTGGACGCGCCGTCGGTGCTGCGGTCGTCGTCCTGGCCGTCGGGGTCGTCGCCGCGGCGTTCATCGCTGTCGTCCTGCTCACCGCGAGCGATACGTGCAGCGCGGCGGAATCGATCGGCGGCGAGCTCACCCTGCGGGCCTGCGAGCTCATACTGCTCGGCGAGCGCGTCGATCCGGTCTGCGATGTCGCGGAGCTCCGCATCCCGATCTTCGGATGAGTCGGCGCGGTCGAGACGGTCGACGAGCTCCTGCATCTCCGGCAGCGACTCGCCGCCCACGGCGTTCATGCCCTCGCCGAACAGGCCCTGCGCCCGGCCGGCACGGTCGTCGTCGTTCGGGCCGTCCAGGTCCGGGCCGTTGTCGGGGCCGTCAGCGTTTCCGTCGGTGTTCTGGAAGTCCGGATACCGAAGGTCGCGCTCGGCCTTCATGCGGGCTGCGGTGGCCCACGACCTGGTCCTGCGCGTCTCGTACGGCAGCTCAAGGTCCGGGTCGTCGAACTGGCTCTCCAGCCACGCGGCCTCGTCGCGGATCTGGCGGAGGTCGCCCTGCAGATCGTCCGTCTCGCCCCGGCTGACGCGCTGGATGAGGTCCTGCAAACGCTGGATGCGCTCCGGGTCCTGTAGGCCTTCCCTGCTCTGGAGGGTGGCGATGTCGTCGCCGATGTCGGCCATGCGGGCGCGGAGTTCGTGCCGCCATGCCGGCGTCGGCTCCGGCCGCGTACGGTCGCTGGCCCACGCGAAGGTGTCGTCGGGGTGGCTCAGGAAGACGGGGCTGATGTCCGAGCGGGAGCCGTCGAGATTGGAGACGGACAGGACCATCGTCCCGTTGTCGTTCCGGCTCACGCTGTTCACGCGGACCGGCTGCCTCCAGCCCACGGGGTACGGGCGGCCGTTCCCGTCCTGCCGCGTGATCGGCACGCGGATGACGTCGTTCTCGGCCACGTCGTCGCGGTCGCCGAGGGCCCACCCCTCGGGTGCCTCGCTGCGGGCCTGCTCCCGCCGGGCGTCTTCGTCGGCGTTCTCACGGCGGACGTCGCGGTTGCGGACGAGCGCGGCCACGGCCTCCGCGCGTCTCGCGTAGGAGTCGGGGGAATCCTGCCCGTCAGCGTTGGTGTACCGCCACTTGCGAGCGAGTTGGCTGACGGTGCCGGCGTCCTCGCCGTCGACGGTCACCGGGTACGAGCCGTCATCGTTCCGCTTGCCGATCTCGGCCCGCGCGAGCGCTTCGGCCCGCTCCTGCTTCTTCTTCTCCTTCTTCTCACGGTCCCGGCGGGCGTTGTCGCGATTGCGCTGCTCCTCGTGCAGCTTGCCGCGGCGGCTGGCGACAGGGGAGAGCGCGAGCATGGCGTTGCCCTGAATGCGCGGGCCTTCCCCGGTGCGCGAGACGTGCCGGTTCTGCCACGCCTGCAGCTCCTCGAGCTCGGCCTGGATGTCCTCGTCGGTCATGTCCGCCGGCGACGTGTCCCGGATCGGCGCGTCGGGCGCCGTGGCGCTGTCGGCCGTGTCCCTGTCCTCGGACTGCCCCGGGCGCTGCCAGGCGTCCCACTGCTCGGGGGTGAACCGCTCCACGAGGCCACGGGGCGGCATGGTGACGGTGTGCTGGGTCGGGTCGCCGGGCTCCCACTGCTGCCGGTCGTCGTTCCAGCGTCGCGACTGGTAGGTGACGAGAGTGCGGCCCTGGTCCCCGGACGCAGAGGCGGCCCGCCCCTTGAAGGTGCCGTAGTACGGGGCAAGGCTGCGGTCGCGGTCGGCAGGGTTCTCGGCGTCGAACCGGACGAGGTCGCCATCGCGGATGTCCCACGGGTGGAACAAGGTCCCGCCGTTGGGGCCGTCGCCCTGGGGCTCCGGTTCCCGCTCGGGCAGCGCGGCGAGCGCGCGGTCGAGGTCCTGGCCCAAGTCGAACAGACCGGCCCGGACGGACTGCGCCTCGTCGGACTCGGGCAGGAGGTCCCGAGTCAGTCGTCCCGCGACGTAGTCGAGCTGTTCGCGGACGCGCCGCAGGTCCTCGCGGGCGTCGCCGGTCGGCGGGTCTCCGGCGAGGATCCCATCGAGGGACTCGCGGATCTTGGCGTAGTCGCCGCGGATACGACGGACGTCGTCCTTGTGCTGCCGGGACAGGCCCGTGAGGTTCGGCAGGGGCGGGAGCTCGGGCAGACGGTCGAGGACGGTGCGGGCGGTCTCCGTCTCGTCTCCCGGAGTGTCCGAGGTCTCGGGGCCGTCAGAGCCTTCCGCGGTACCGGGGGCCTCGGGGGTGTCCGGGGTGCCGTTGGTGATGAGGTCCGGCGTGCCGAACTCGTCAGTCGGCCGGGGCGCGTTCGGGTCCGCGGTCGGGGCCGGACGCTCGTCCTGGCCGAAATCGTCCGGGGTCATCTGCGTCCACGGCAGGCCATCGCCGGCGTCGCTTGGCTCCCGGTCCGGCACTATGCCGGGCTTGGCCGTGCCGAAGGTGGCGTCGGTGCGGGGCACTTCGAGCTCGACGTCCTCGTCACCGCTGCGGCCGGTGATTAGGACCTGGCCCATGTCACCGCGGCGGATCTCGGAGACCTCTAGCGGCTCCGACCAGCCGGTCACGACGCGTCGACGGTTGTCTTCCGAGCGGCCCAGCTCGGGCACACGGATGGTGTCGTCCGGCTGCACGTCGTCCCACGCCGAGTGCTTCCAGCCCTCACCGGCCCGCTCATTGCGGGCGTCGGTGAGCTTGTTGAGCGCGGTGATGGCGGCCGCGCGAGTCTTGTACCGCTCACTGGTCGGGGTCCGGCCGTCGCGGTCGACGAACAGCCACTTCCCCTTCTTCTCCTGGTAGACGATCCCGATGGGTGCACCGTCTCGGCCCTGGACCTGCTCAGCCTTCTTCGCGGCCAGCGCGGCAGGGTCACGGACGAGGCTGGCCAGGGCCCGGCGGTGCGACTCGTCGCGTCGGCGCGCAAAGTTCCGTTCGGACCGAGCGGTGGTCAGGGCGTGGATGCGGGCGCTGACCTGCCGACGCACGGTCCGGGCCGCCGGATCGTTGCCCTCGGGGAGGGTGGCGCCCTCAAGGTGTGCCAACTCCGCCGCGATCTGGTCGTCCCGCATGGTCTTGGGGTCGGTGGCTCCCGGGCGGGGCGTGCCGTCGTCGGCAGGCTCGTCGAACATCGTCCTGATCTCGCCGCCGCGGCGGCGGGCGAGGACGCTGTCGTACGGAGTGGGCCCGCGGCCCTGCAGGCGCAGGTTCTTCGGGCCAATGGAGTCGACGGTGTCCCAGGAACGGCCGGTCCACACTTCGTCGCCCGGCAGGAAGTCGGTGACCGCCCAGGTCCCCGCCGGGGCGAAGTAGTGCCCCTGGAGCTGCTCGAGCTGCTCCTCGGAGAGCTCCGGCTTCTCGGTCGACTCTTCCGGGGCCTGGTAGGCGACATTCCGCCCGTCCAGCCACTCCTTGAGTCGACGCACCTTGTCCTCGCGGCGGGACAGCGTCATGTTGCTGGGCAGGTAGAAGAACCGGGGTTGTGTCCTGTCCCGGCTGGCCTTGAATCCCAGGCTTCGCAGCACCGCGAACTCTTCGTCGCTGACCATGCCGTTCGGCGTGGGGAAGCGAACGACGGTCCCGGTGCCGCTGTGGTCGATGGTGACCTGGTTGGGGGCCGCGGCAGGCTCGGCGGCCGCCGGGGCATCGGCATCGCTCGGTGCGTCGGCAGCGTCCGGGGCCGGGGCCTCGGCCTCCGGCGTCTCGCCCGCCGGGGAGTCCGCGGACGGGGCGGCGCCCTCGGGGGCGTCTGTCTCGGGTACTTCGGGAGCGTCCTCGTCCGGGTGCAGTACGCGCAGTTCTCGGTCCGCGGCGAGGAAGTGCTCGCCACCGTTCTCGTCGACGACGCGGATACGGCCTCGGGGGGTACGCAGCGGCGGCTCCGCCACGGTGTGCGTGCGCCCCTGAGTGTCGACGAACCGGTCTCCCTCCTCGAAGTCCATCGGCTTGCGGGACTGCGGGGGGCGCAGCTTGCTCGTGTCGCGGCCCTCGGCGTCGGCGAACATGTCCGGCGTGCCAAAGGGATCGTCGGCCTGGTCGTCCGGGTTGTTCGGGTCGGCCACGAACTGCTGCTGTTCCTCCGGGCCGACGTCGAACAGGCCGCCGGGCTCCTCCGCGGGCGCCTTCGGCTTGGGCTTCGGCTCCTCCTTCGGCTTCCGGCCGGCGCGGCGGGCCTCCTCCGCCTCGAGGACTCGCAGGCGGGTGCGGTCGACGCCGGACAGCTCGCCGCCGTTGGCCATCTCCCGCTCCATCAGGGAGACGATCTCGTCGCGGATCTCCCCGTCGTCCATAGAGGACGGGGCTTTGGAACCTTCGGGGCGTACCGCGTCGATCTGCGGGGACACCTCGTCGGGGGTGAGGGTGACGGTGGTGTTCGCCTCCGGGGCGTCAGGTTGGGGGACGTCCGGCTTCGGGGCGTCGGACTCGGCCGCCGTACGCTTCCGCTTCTTCTCCGTGATTGCGCGGGAGTCGGCCTCGAACCGGTCGGCGTTGTCGTCCAGGCCCTCCTCGAGCCGGTGCAGCGCCTTTGCCAGGTCCTGCGTGACGCCCTCGGTGTCCAGCTCGTGGAGAGCGGTCAGGGCGCCATGCATCGCGTCGGCGTTCTCCTGGTAGCCGTCAGTGCCCTTTGGGGTGTCCGTGACGTTCTGCATGTGCTGGGCCAGGGTGCGGAATTCCTCCGGCGCTCCGTCCGGCCACTGCTGCTCGGCGAGCTCGTTGACCTTGCCCCAGTCGCTGAGGACGCGCGCGGCCGCCCGCTTGGCGTCGCCACTGTTGGGGTGCTGCTGCGTGCGGTCGGGGACGTCGCGGAGAACATCCTCCGGCCGCCGGCGGGCCTTGGGTACTACGGTCAGTGTGTCGCCGGGGCGCGTGCCGAACTGGTCGATCTCGCCGCGGCCGCCGAGGTTGCGGGTGGTGAAGGTGCGGCCGCCCTGGTAGCGGTCGATACGCCCGACCACGTGCCCAAACTCCCCGCGTGCAATGACGTCCCCGACCCGGACGCGGTCGGCACGGAGTTCCTCGGGCGTGAAGCCATCGGTGTGCCCGGACACGGCGACCTGGCTCGGCATACGCAGGACACGTGCGGTGTCCCCGGACACCATCACCTTGCCGTCCGGGCCAGTCAGCGTGACGTCCACCAGGGGAGCGCCACGGGTCCCCGGGCCCCCCGAGAACGTGGGGGCAACGGTGCCCTCAACGGTGACCGTTCCCGGCTTGGGCTGATTCCGAGTGCTCATCGGCCACTCGATGTCGCTGCTGGAGACGGTGACCTTGACGCGGTCGCCGGGCTTGAGGGCCTCACGACTGACCGGCGCGGCCGAACCAGCGTCTGCGGCCGGGGCCACAGGCTCGGACGGCCGTGGACGCGCGGCCGCGGGCTTCTTCGCCGCGGGCTTCTTCTTGCTGCTGTCGAACTCCTGGCGAGCCCGCTCGATCGCGGCCCGAATGTTCTCACCCCTGCTGGACTGCCACGTCCGGGCTACCTCGTCCAGGTTCGGGTCGGTGAAGTCGAACACTCGACTGTCAGGGCCGAGACCGTCACCCGTACCCGAACGCACGTGACGATCAAGGAAGTAGGCGAAGCTGCTGGCCTCGTTGCGGTCCTTGAAGTCGCCTGCCATGTCCATGCGCTGGCCGGTCCCAATGGCGGTCAGGTACCAGCGACGGGTTGTGTCGTCGCGGAGGGCGAGCAGCCTGCCATTCGCGGTGGCCTGCAGTTCCTTCTCGACGGCCAGGTGCCGCAGGAACGTGGCCATGGCGGGCTTTTGACCGGGGTGCTCAGCGAGCTGCAGAAGGTGCCGACGGACAGCAGCGATGTCTTTGAACCGGTGGTTTCCAGGCGAGTTGATCAGCCGATTAGGCAGGTGATCGATGTCAACGACCTCGGGCTGGTCATCGTCGTCGTCGGGTCCGTCTCCGTCGTCGTCACCGATGGGGCGGCCCTGATCGTCGGTGTTGTGTGGATCGTTGGGGGTGTCGGGGTCCCCGTCGTCGTCCCGGCGCAGGCCGTTGCCGCGGCGCGGGTCCTTCGTGCGCCGCTCGTCCTCGGCAACGACCTTGTCCTCGTTGTCCGTGGGCGCGGTGCCGTCGGGCCGGGCAACCATGGACACCCACTTGGCGCTGGTGGTGTGCCGTCGGCCGCGGAACTCGTTCGGGCCACTCTGGTCCTGGACGAGGACGCGGTCGTTGGGAAGCGCACGGACAACGCGTGCGAGCTTGCCACCCCACAAGCGAACCGTTCCGCCGGTCTCGATAAACCTGCCCTTGCTGTCGCGTGGGTGCAGGGCGGGGTTCCACTTACGGCGGGCAGCCTTGACCTCGAGGTCGTCACTCAGGTCCTGCAACTCAGCGTGCGCAGCAGCGGGGCGATTCAGCATGCCGCGGACCATGCACACCGGAGGTGGTTAGCGTCGCGCCGTGCTGATCGGGCGCGACGCCGTGATCGCGGCTTACATGGTCTCGGTGAGGATGTGCAGCAGGAACCACGCCGCGCCTCCGCCCAGAATGACGGTGAACAGCGCGCGGCCCGCCTTGGAGCTGCGGATCCGGAACAGCTTGCGGGTGTTCTCGCTGAGCGTGTCGTCGTCCTTCTTGTTGAATAGCGCGATGGCCTCGTAGACGAAGAAGAACGCCGTCCATGAGCCCCAGAGAAGTGCGCTGGTGTTCCTGCGGATGAAGGCGAGGGTGCGTCTCACAGTCACTCCTTGGGGCCGGTGTCGTAGTGCAGGCGGCAACGGCAGTTGATGGTCAGGGCGATCGGAGCGAAGGGGTCGCCGGGGTACCGGAGCTGGGCGCCGTCGATCTCGTACGGGGTACCAACGGGCAGGGTTTTGCCGTGCAGTGCCTTGTGCGCGGGCCGTACGCGGTCGTCCTGGCGCGTGATCCACGTCCGGACGACTCCGGGCCCGGCACTCTCCGCCGCGGCGTCAGCGGCCCCGTTGATGGTCGACACGGCGCACGTCTCCGCGATCCGTTCGACCCAGCCGAGTCCGGCGCGCTCGTAGAACCGGCCGACCGTCCGCTCCAGGTCCTCGAGCCTGAGCTCCGCCTCCGGGATGGTCTGGAGACTGCGCAGTTCCTCGGCCAGGTCGCCGAGCAGCGCGGCTACGGCCTGGCCGGCGTACAGCGCGGTGATGAGAGCAGAGGCGACGGCAGTCGAGGGAGCCGTGTCGGTGCCGGCGATGGCCTGGCCGAGCCTGCGGGCTGTGGTGGTCGCGGCCTGCTGCAGGATCGGGGCGAGGGTGTTCGTCGTCTCCTCTTCCCAGCGGGCCGCACTGACGACGCGGTCTTCGTCGATATTCGCGTCGCCGACCCGGGTGTCGTTCTCGTTCTCCGGCTCCCAGAACCGCGTGTACTTGCGGATCTTCGGCGCGCGGAGCCGGGCGATGATGACCCCCTGCTGGCGTGCCAGAAGCGCAGTGAGGGCTGCCTGTATGGCCATGGAGAGGGCGTCGAAGTCGGTGTCGGTGACCTCGAAGCCCTCGACGGGCAGTGCCTTGGTCTCGAGATGGGCGCGCGCCTTCTCGACGTCCTCGGCGGCGGGGCCGGACTCGGGCTGGATGGTGGTGGCGAGGGCACGCGCCACATCGCCGGCAGCGTCTCCCGGGGCGGCTTCGGTGACTTCGGCGCGCGCCGCGGCAACGTCATCGGCCGCGGTCAGGGCCGGGCCGGAAGGCAGCTCGAGGGGCGCCTGCCCGCGGGCCATGGCAACGTCGTCAGCGGCGGTCGGGGCCAGTTCGAGTGCGCGGGCCTCGGCGACCGCCGCGGCGGCGGACTGGTCCCCGCCTGCTGCGGGCAGTGCGGCGTTCGGGTCGGCTCCAAGGCCGCCGCCGGCACCGGGTTCCGGGGCGAGGCCGAGCGCGGCGGCGTCCTGGTCGTTGGCCGGGACGGGGGCCTTCTGCGGGCTGATCCACAGGGCGCGGGACTGAGGAACGTTGAACCTGGGGCGCCCGGCGATGTCGCGGTACTCGTCGATGGTGATCAGACCCGCCTCGAACTCCTTGCGGGCCTCCTCGCGGGCCTGACGGCGGGGGAACTCGAGGGCCTGCACACCGCTGGTGTCGAAGCGGATCACCCAGTCGTCGGACAGTTCCGGGTCGAACGCCGACGCGATGAGGTTGAGGTGGGGCAGTTCGGTGTGGTCCCAGAAGTTCCACTCTTCGCGGTCGGCGTTGTTGAACGTCCGCTCGGAGGCGTTTCCGATGACGCTCTCGTAGACGCCGAACGAGGAGAGGATCTCGTTCTTCGCAGTGCTGGACAGCGTCTCGTAGGCCATCTCTCGCGGGCGGGCGGAGGTGTCGACGTAGGTAACACCACCGGGTCCTGTCCCGACGAGGGTGAGCTGCCCGGCATTGTGCGCGCCCGGGGCGAGGCGCTTCTGGATTCGCTCGACTTCGTTGGCGTCGACGCCGTCCAGGTCGATGCCGACGATGCCGCCGGGGCGGCCGTCGTTGTCGATAAAGCTGATGTTGTATGTGCGGGCCTTCACGTCCAGGTCGACCGACAGCCCGGCGGCCTCGAGCGGGGTCACGCCGCAGAAAGGATCGGTCGGGTGTGGATCACGCAGCCAGATGACGTACTTCGGCTTGAGCTCCCGGATGCTCCCGTTGTAATCCGTGAACTCGAAGTGCTTCACGTAGCTGGCGTTCTCGTCGTCCGGGATGATCTGGACGCGATCCGGTGGTAGCAGGTCAAGCCTGACCAGGACTCCGCCGCGGCTGTAGGTCTTCTCGATGAACACGCCCTTTTTGCTGAGTAGCAACTGGGCGCTGAGTCGCTTCTTGAAGACGTCGCCGGTCTCCAAGGGGTTGGCCTGCTTGTTCAGCAGCTTCAACAGCGGGTGGTCCTGGAGGACTTCCTCGAACTGCCGCTCGTCGCCGCCGCGGCCGATCTGCACCGGCAGGGTGGAGGCGTGCTTGCTGATCGCCTCGACGCTCTTGAAGGTCCAGATGGAGCGTTCGTAGCCCTCGATGATGACGCGCTCGAGGTCCCAGCCGTCCGCGCGGCCGGGGGTGCCCCACACGTTCGTGACGCCGGCGTACGACATGGACGTGTAGACGCCCCCGGCGAGGAGGTCCTTAGTCTCCGCGGGTGCGGACGGCGGCTCGGCTGTTCTGGGGGCGAGTAGCCCGCGGAGAGTGGGGAGGAACTGGCGGGGCATCAGGCCCCCTCGGACTCACGGCCGGTGGTGAGCGCCAGGCCAGCCGCAGTCACTGCGAGGGCGACGCCGATCCAGCCGAGGGGCACGCATAGCGCGAACGCGCAGCCGGTCAGACCGCTGTAACCGACGCCAACGGCTGTCCAGCGCAGGATGTGGGCAGCGCGTGAGGCGTCGGGCTTGGGGGCGATCAGCAGGCCCGTGGCGAGGATCCCGCCCATGGCGGCGGAGAGGCCTGCGGCCCAGTGGAGTGCGCCCAGCGCCACAAGGACACCGAGCACGCCGAAGGCGGTGAGGCACAGACCGGCGGCTTCGCGGGCGAGGGCCCTGGAGGTTCGCTGAGTAGTCACGCCGCGCACCATGAACAGCGGGCGGCGCTAGTGTCGCGTGCTGCTCAGCGCTTGGGGCGGGAGACCCCGGACATGTAGGCGCTGATGCCGCGCCGGTTGATCGTGCCGCCGGGGATGATCCGCGCGTTGGGTGGCGGGGTGGGGATCTTCCGCTTCGCACGCTGGGTCTTGTCCCCGCCGATCAGATGGCTATTGTCGATCTTGGCGGCGCAGTCATCGCCCTTGACCTCGTCGTACGGCCGACGGCAGCCCTTGCAATAGACCTCGAGCGCGTCGACGCGCTGTCCCTCGGTGGCTTTGAACGAGCCGCGGTAGTCGGCGACGCTCGCGATCTTCGGCGTGACCTCGACCTCGGCGGCCACAACCCAGACGTGGGAGAGGTCCGGCGCTTCGGGTTCGGCGGCGGGCTCCGATGGGGGAGTGGTCTGCTGCTCGGGTGTGGGCCCCGGCGTGGCGGCCGGGGGCGCGACCGGCTGGGAGTCCGGCTCGGGTTCGAGCCAGGCGAAAAGGCTGTCCTGCAGATGGGAGCGGCCGGTCTCGGGCGAGAGGGGGGCTGTCGCGGTCGTCACCGTTCCTCCGGATCACTGCGGGGTTGACGTAAAGTGCAACCCCCTTCACTGCCGGAACGCCAACGGCCGTGTTCTGTTACACCTGCAGCCCGACGCACCGGAGTGCGCCGGGCACATGTCATTGAGACGCGAGCTCGGCGGGATACGAATTCTGCACAACACCGTCTTCCAGGTAGACGGTCTCGTCGATGGCAAGTGCCTGCAGAGCGAAAAGGACCCGCGGCCTCGCCATAGTGGGCAGCCGGCTAATGACGACATCAGTGGGCAACACACGCAGCTCCCCACGCGGATCTCGGTAGGTGAGCGGGGTAACGTCACCGCGGGACATGGAAGCGGTCGCGAGGACGTGTGTGATGACCTTCCGCCGCCGCATCTGCTTCTGGTCCAGCACGACGCGCCGCAGAACAGGGATTCCGCTCATTGCGCCACCTAGAACGTGCTGGGCTGCCTGCCACGGACTCTCTCCCACGTGGACGGCGTCGACGGGTAACACGATGCTGCCCAGGGTCTCGGCCACCAGCAAGCAATCAGCCCCGACCGGGACGAGGAGCTGAACGCCGACCACCGGCGGCCGCCAGTTCTCGTATCCACCGCGACGGCGTGCCGCAGGTATCGCAGCCGTGGCCGGCATCACGCCGGATCGCCTTGTACTGCGGCCACGATCTCATCGAGATGCCGCGGCTGGCTGGTGCTGGGAATGGGCACCACGTGCGGGCCCTGGCCCAGAAGCCAGTGCAGAGGAGCAGCGGGCCCGTACGCCCGAGCCAAGTTTCCGGCGGCGAGCGGCCTGTAGGCCACGTAAGGGATGCTGAGATCCTGACACACCTCCACGACGGGATCGTCGCGGTCGATCTTGTTGAGGACGTTCTGCACCGCGGCGACCGGCTGATCCTTGAGCACCCTGCCGAGGTCCTCGGGTGTGACCTTCGACAGGCCGATGTGCCCGATCTTCCCCTCGTCCTGCATGGCCTGCATGACGGCGATCTGGTCGTCGAGGGCCACCTCGGGGTCGATGCGGTGCAGGTAGCACAGCTCCAGCCGGTCGACCTTCAGGCGGCACAGGCTGGCCTCGACGCACGCTCGCAGGTAGAAGGGGTTGCCGAGGGGCACCCACTGGCCTGGAGCGGGGCGGACCAGTCCGACCTTCGTGGCGATCAGTACGTGTTCCGGGTACGGGTAGAGCGCGTCCCGGATCAGGTGCTCGACGGTGTGGGGGCCGTACGCGTCGGCGGTGTCGATGTGGCTGATGCCGTGGGTGTGCACGGCGTGGCGGAGGACGCTGAGCGCAGTGTCGCGGTCCGTGGGGTCGCCCCAGGTTCCGGGGCCGGTCAGGCGCATGGTGCCAAACCCGAGCCGGGACACCGTCTTCCCAGCGATGGTGATGGTGCCTGCGGGCGGAGTCATACCAGCGCCTCCTTCAGACAGCGCTCAACGGCGACGTTGACGGCGTGGGCGTGGCTGTCGGGGTCACTGGTCACTCGCTGGTGGGGGATGCCGTCGTCGGCCAGGAGGCGGTGCGCGTGCTGGTCGACGAGCTTGCGGTAGCGGGGGTCGTAGTCGTGGCTCGTGTCGACGGGCACTTCCTCGTCGAGCATGGTCGCGAACAGCAGGTCATACTTCGGCAGTTGCGTGGCGGCGAGCGCCAACAGGCGTTCGCGCTCAAGGCGGGGCGCAGTCCCCCCGCGGAACTCCAGCGCGGCGTGCCAGTAGGCGAGGGCATCGTACGAGGCCCGGTCGACGAGGACGACTTCCGCGCCCAGGGCGAGCGCGGCGATCTCGTCGGCGACTCCCTGCGTGATGATCCACTCGGTGGACTGCGCGGTGTGGTGCTGCATCTTCGGCAGGCCGGCTTCCGCAGCGCGCTTGCCGAGTCGACCGGTGCGGGCCACGGTCATGCCGTGGCCGCGCAGCTCCATCTCGATGCGCTTCAGGAGCGTCGTCTTGCCGGTGGAATGCGTGCCGAGCACGCCGATCCGGATGGGCTGGTAGGAGGTCACCACAGAGTCGGGTCCTTTTCTGGTTCAGGGGCACCGGGCAGGCCGGGCGGCACAGCCGCGGCGATCAACTGGTCCCAGGTCTCGTATCGGGAGGCCATGGCGATGAGGAGCTGGGCCGTGGCGAAGGCGTCGAACGTGGCCCTGTGCCGCTGGGCGGGGGCCTCGCTCAGGTCGGGCTGCAGGTGCTTGATGAGGGCGTCCAGGCCATAGCCGCCCAGGCCCGGGAAGGTCTTCTTGGCGAGCCGGAGCGTGTCGAGGACGCCGGCGGGCTCCCAGCCCGGCAGGTGCGCACGCAGCACGCCGTAGTCAACGTGTGCGTTGTGCGCACAGATCCAGGCCGTTCCCATGAAGGCGTGCACCTGGTCCGCGATCTCCGACCATGCCGGCTTGTCGGCCAAGTCCTTGTTCGACAAGCCGTGCACGCGGGTGGCGAAGGCGGTGACCGGCCGGTTGGGGCGGGTGAGCCACGCCTTCGCGGTAGTCTTGTCGAGGCTGCCGTCCCGGACGGGCAGGGCTGCGACCTCGACGAGATCGGGCGGCGTAGTGCCGTTGCCTTCGACGTCGACGACGAGCAGCGCGGGCCAGGTGCCGAAGTTCATGGTGTGTCGGTTCCGTTCTCCGCCTCCCAGCCGATGGGGGCCCGGCCGTGCTGGCGGTAGAGATGGGGATGCTCGCGGGCGTGGCACTGGAAGCCGAACCCGTGCTGCAGGAAGTAACGGGGCGGCTCGTCCAGTCCCTCGACGACGATTGCACGGTCATTGACCTCAACGGCGCCAACTGCCCCGAGGGCGCGCGCCGCGCGCTCGACGTCCGCCAACTCCGGCTTGTTCCATGCCTTCTGGCACAGAGCGATCTGCTCGGGCGGACAGATGTTGCACAGCTCGCGCACCCCGAAGTGGCCGTTGTAGTCGGCCTCTCCATGGGCGTAGGCGACTCCGCAGCTCGTCTTGCGGAACAGTGCCCCCCAGGGCAGGCCACCGGGCAGCCGGCTCGCGTCGAAGGTGTCCAAGATGCGCTGCTCCGCCAGCTCCGGCATGATCTTGCGCCGGGCCGTGTCCTCGTACGGCATCGGCAGGCCGTGCGCCTCGTAATAGGCGGCGATCTCTTTCCGGAAGAACAGGCCCGTGAACACCGTGGCGTGTGCATGCAGCGACAGCTCGCGGGCCCGCTCGATGTGCTCGTCGGAGTCGTTGAGGCCCGGCACGATCGGCCGCCAGTAGTTCACGACCCGATAGCGTTCGGCGTGCTCGTGCAGCATGCGCAGGCTGTCCGCCGCGTACGTGGAGTTGACGGGCTCGATCGCGGGGTCGTCGATGCCGGAGTGGGTGACGAGCACGGTGAGCCGCAGGTTCTTGAAGGTGTTGAGGACGGCGCAGTCTTCGGCATCCACCCGCCACCGGGTGATGATCAGCACGTGGTTGGTCAGGCCCTGGTCGTCGAGGAGCTGCAGCACGCGGAAGACGTGTGGCTTGACGACCGGCAGCATTGGGTCGGTGGCCCGGTTCAGGAGCTGGATCGGTGTCTTGTGCGGGCGGAAGTATTGGTGGTCGACGAGCTGCTTCACGGCGTCCTCGTCGCTCATCAGGCGCCGCGGGGTCTTCATGCCGAAGTTGTCGAACAGGTGGCGGACGCAGTAGCCGCACTCCAGCGGGCAGCCGACGATGTGGTTCACCGACAGGCCCGACTTGCGGTACTCGATCACGTCGGCGAGCTCGGGTTTGAGTTCAGCTATCTGCGCGGGGGTCAGCAGGGGCAGTAAGCGGCGGGCCGCGACAGGAGCAGTCACTAGAGCCTCCGGAGGCTGGGGGCGGTCAGCGGTTGGTGTGCGTGGGCTGGGGCGGAACACCGTTCGAGGTGAGGAGCAGGCGGCGGCCGGCGCCGAACCAGGTGCCGAGGTCCCGGCGGGCCGCATCCGCGTCGTCCGAGGTGTGAACCAGGTTGTGGACCAGGCGTTTCTCGGTGAGGGCGCGTTCGAGGCTGTCGTTGCCGAGGTCGCCGCGGATCGTGCCGGGCGCGGCGTGGGGCGGGTCGAAGTGGCCGATGAGCTGGCGCAGCCGGTTGTGGATGCCTGGTTCCCCGTAGGCGAGAGCGACTGTCACGGCCTTGCCCGCGTAGGCGTCGTCCAGGCAGGCGGGGATGTCTCGGTCGGGGAACCAGCCGCGGTCAACGAGGAGATCCCAGTAGTGCACGTTGGCCTGCCATGCCTGCACGATGACGTCCTGGCGGTTGGCGATGGTGCAGCCGGCGGACTCGATCCGCTTGAGTACGGCGTCCACCAGGCCGCGCTCGACCGCGTCCGGCTTGCACAGGACGACGGAACAGCGGTCGAAGTCGGAGACCTGCAGGGGGCGGCCGGACCCGTACCAGGTGCCGAACTCGTGGCGGGCGCCGGCCGGATCGTCACTGGTGTGGACGAGGTTCCGCACGAGTCGCTTCTCGGCGCGTGCAGCGGCGAGGCTGTCGTCCCCGAGGTCGCCGCGGATCGTGCCTGCCACCGCCCGGGTCGGGTCGGTGTGGCCGATGAGCTGGCGCAGCCGTGCATGGAGGCCGGGTTCACCGTGCGCGAGGGCCACGGTGATCTGCCGACCGGTGTACGCGGCGTCGAGGTAGGCGGGCAGATCCAGTTCCCTGGGGGCGGTGTCGGCGAGGAGATTTCGGTAGACGACGTGCGGCTGCCACGGCTCGGCGATCAGGTCCAGGCGATTCGAGACGGTGAAGCCCGTGTCGGAGATCATCCCGAGTACGCGGTTGACGAGGCCGCGCGCCACGGCGTCCGGCTTGCACAGGATGACCGCCCAGCGCTCGAAGTCGACGCCTTCCACCACGGCGCCGCTCATCGGCCTTCCGCCGCTCACTTAGCACCCCCGGCCGCAGCCGCCGCGCAGGCCGGCCACTTGCGTTCCATGAGCCAGCGCAGGCCGGGGTCGAGCGCGGCCAGGACGCCCGGGTCGAAGGCCATGGTCTGGTCGTGCTGGACCTGCCGGTACAGCTCGAACAGCATCAACACCTGCTGCCAGTACGGATCCAGGCCCAGGCCGCGGATGTGTTCGGCGCTGTAGCGGAGTTGGTTCGTGCGCAGCGCCTCTTCGTGCATAAGGACGTGCGCGATGGTCGCTCCCTCGGTGCCCGCTGGCATTGCCGGGAAAGCGAATGAGGGCACGGTGGGACGTGAGTCGGCCTCGGCCAGGACGCGCTTGACGCGCTCGGCGTTGCGGTCGTTGACGTGGGCGGACCCGATGAAGTGCGTGTACGTGCCGAGCTCCAGGCCGAGCTGGATGGCCGCGTACTCCTGGATCATCGTGAAGGAGAAGACGTCAGACAGCAGGCCGCAGTCGAGATCGTTCGCGCGCATGTTGCAGACCACGTGCAGATGCCCGTCGCGCGGGAGCAGATGCAGGCCGGCCAAGCATGCGACGTCGGGGTTGTTGTGGTCGGCGAGTTCCTTCGCCTTGAACACCGGCAGGTAGCCGCGCTTGCTGTCGGGCTCGGTCAGCAGTAGCTCCATCACTTGGTCGAACTGCGACTGCTTGGTGCTGCCGTTCGTGCTGAACAGCGCGTGGCCGTACGCGGAACCGCCGAGGCGGATGCCGTCGACGCTGCTGGCGCGCATGGACGGGGCGTAGTAGCCGATCATGTCCAGGTCGCGGCGTCCAGCGAGGTACCAGAGCGCTTCGGCGAACTGGAACACCGGGTTCGCCTTGCGCTCGGCGATGTACGGCAGGCGCTGGCGGGGGTTGGTGAGGCGGAACCCTACGCCGATGACCTCGCGGGCGTCGTTGCCGCGGGCCGAGATGTGGTGTTCGGCATCCTCGGTGGCCAGCCGGAGCAGGGCCAGGTAGGCGCCTTCCACACTGGTGAACTCGGGGGTGGTGAGCATGGGGCTCCAATCGAGGGGGGTGGTGTACCTGCGCCATGACCTGGGATCGGATGTCGTCCGGGCCGCCGGGCAGGGGGCCTGCCCCCGGCTGTGGTTGCGCACAGGGCGCCGGGGGCAGGTGTTCATGCGGTGCTGGGTCTGATCGCCTCGGGGTGCGGATCAATGGGCCGGTTCGTAACGGCGAAGACCAGGTGCAATGAGTGCCCCGGAGTATCAGGGGTGCTGACGTCGTGCTTCATGCCGTGCGGCAGAACCATCACGTCCCCTGCCCGCATCACGATCTCTTGCGGAGCGGCCTGGGCGATCGGCCAGACCAGCCACCGCTTCACGCCCGAGAACTGCACGATCAGGCCCGTCCAGGCGTCATCGTGCGGGCCCAGGTTGCGATCACCCGCGAGCGATTCGTAGGCCGTGCAGACCACTTCGCGCCGCAGCAAGCCGGCCAGATAGAGCGTTGCCAGGCTGACCCAGCTATCGCTCCGCACATGCAGGCTCTCGTACACCCGGGTCCTCGGCCGGTCTAGGTGGCACCCGGCGACATCGTCCGCGTGGTCAGGGCGGACGAAGCCGTCGCCGTCGGCCAACGCCACCGTCTGGCCCGGCTGTCGCGCGTCCGCCAGCGGCAACCGCCGATCAGCGAGCCACTCCGCAGTGAACACGCTCCTCTCGCATATGAGACGGTCGGGCGCGAGCAAGATCCCCTGCACAGCCGTCGCCCACAGCGGAGCGAGAAAGGTAGTGGCCGTCGCGAAGGGCGAGTTCAACGTCAACATGACTCGTCCTTCTGGTTGGCCATGACGTACCAGTGCGTGCCGTCCTTCTTCATGCAGTTGCTTGCGCGCGCCAGCAACGCGTACGTGTTGAGGGCGTGGTCGCCGGGGTCGAGGACCTGCGTCGCGTGAAGCACGTCCGTCCTGTCCAGCTCGGACAGCTTGTGCGGCCGCAACTCCACCACACGCCGTTCCGTGTCGACCGACTGAACGAGAACCTCGTCCGGGGCGAGGTCCAGGTCGTGAGGCGTGTGCATGAGCCGGAAGGCACTTCCAGCGGGGTGCTGATCCAGCAACCGGCTGATCTCACGGAACAAGTCGGTCTGGTGCTCGACCAACGTGGGACCCGTAACAGTCATCTGCTACTTCTCCATGGTGTTATGAAATGAGATGGGATGTTCGAGGCGTGGCGCCCGCCCGCCAGGGGGGGAGTCGGACGAGCGCCACGCCAATGCGGGCGTCCAGCTCTCGGGAGTGGCATTGCGAAATCACTGGACGATCGTTGCGGCCCGGCGTGAGGGAACAGTGCCTTGTGCTGTGAGGGAGCAGTCGGATTGGCTCCCCCGCGCCGGGGGTGGGTGCCTGCCCGATGACCGCAGGCCGGATGGGCACCGGGTCACCGGGCAGGGGTCTAGGCGGCCAAGTCGTCGCTGTACAGCGGTACGCCCAGGAGGCAATGTTCGATGCGGCGCAGGGCGTGGTCGACGGCGAGGTCGCCCACGTTGGCGCGCTCGACCCAGCGTGCTTCGCCCAGACCGCCGGCCTTGGTGACGGCCGGCTCGACGTCGTCAGGGATGTCAACCCGGTAGACGTAGTTGGTGCCTTCGCGGTGCTGTCCCGGCTGCTCTGGGACGTGGTCGACGATGACCATGCGACCGGCCGTCGCCCGAAGGGTCAGCCTCTCGGCGAGCAGGCGGCTGAGGGCGCGCCGGGGAAGTTCGTTTGCGGCTGCTGAACCTCCCGGCAGGCCCCACTCGGAGACGGCGGCCCTGTACGGACGGCTGACCATGAGAACCTGTGTGCCCCTGGTGATGAGGGCGAGGGCCCCCACGCGGCGGGGTGGGGGGTCCTGGAACCAGTCTCGTGCCTCTTCGTCCCGTGTCTCTTCGGGCATGACGCTCCCTGGTCTCGATGATGACGGTGGTAGGCCCACTACGGCAGTCCGACAACTGCCGCACCGGGGTTGGTGCCTGCCTGGTGGCCTCATGCCGAACGTCATGGGTTACCGGACAGAGGTCTAGGCGGCGTCCCTCCACTTGGCCTCTTCTGCGGCCATCGCGCGCAACTCCTCTGGAGACACGGCTTTGACCCCGTGAAGGCTGACGACGGTGAAGTTGGCCAGCGTCCAGCGGATTTCCTTATCGCCGACGTGGACGTGCTGAAGATCGCCAGGCCGGGAGCCAGGACTGGGAAGAGGAGCCAGCGTCACCGGGTCGTGGACTACCCCGGCCACACCCCAGAGCGGGTTGTACTCAACGAGCGCGGCAGCGTGCCCCCGCCCGAGGGGAGGGCAATTCTCGATCGCCTCCACCGCGCAGAGAGGATGCACGGGCGGTGCGGCGGTGGTCTCCCCTTCGGCGATCGGGGTCGCGGCACCCACCAGGTGAAGCGTGCGCTCGTCATCGGCCCGCCACCCGAGCGCAGTGTCTCCGCACACCTGGCACAGGCTGTACCGCACGGCACGCTTCTGGCGGTGCGTATTTATCCGGTTGAAGTCCGGCCGGCCACGGCCCTGGGCAAGGCCGGAGCGCACCCACAGTGCCTCGTGGCGCCGGTCGGTCACCGGGTGCTCGTCCTCGTAGCCGATGCCCTCGCCGCCGCGTCCGACAATCCGGATGACGGGCGGCTGGGGCAGGACCTCCCCGGTCCACGCGGTGATGTACGGGACGCGCGTGCCGTTCCAATAGTGCTGTTGTTGCGTCATGGCTCCACCACCCCCGGGGGAAGCACCGCGCACACGGTCTTGCCGGAGCCATCGTGGTGCAGGAACCAGCCGAGCATGGCCCCCAACTCCGCGACCCTCCGAAGGCCTCGCCCCTTTTCTCCTCGGGCTGCGGCTGTGAAGTCTGGGAATGACGGATTGCGGTCGGACACGTCGATGAGGAGATCGCCCGCTTCGTCTACGGCGGCACGCACGAAGATTGTCTGCGTCTCCGCGTGGTCAGGCAGTCCATGACGTACTCCGTTGTCAACAAGACGGGTGAGCACCTCCTCGGCTTGGAGAATGGCACCCACCCAACCGAGCGCGGGAAGGCAGTAGCGGATCCACATCCGTCCAGCTCTCAGGGCAGAGGTACTGCCGGGCAGTTCAGTCTGCAAGGCGGTAACGATCGGCGATGTCTGTACTGCTACTAGACGGTTTGCCCCAACATCCTGGACGGGCGGCTGCACTGTGCGAAGGAGCTGCGGCAGCGCCCGGTAGACCATGCTGGCCTGGGTGGGCGCTCCGCCGAGCAACTTCCGGGCGTGCGCGGCAATGTCGTCAACTTCCCAGATCGACACCTGGAGTTCGTCCAACGCGTACTGCTTCTGCGTCCTGCCGCGGGCCAGCGCCTGGATGTAGTGGAGGACGTCAGGAGGAAGCCAACCGGTGTCTTCAGGGTCTGGAACATCAAGAGCCCCATGGACACGCGCGCGGAAGATGAGTTCTGGTAGGCGCCCGTGCGACTGGCTGCGTTCGGCGCCGAGCTTCTTCGCCACCGCGGACCACATTCTTCCCAGGCCGGCCGCAGGAATGCGGTGCTTCTCCTCAGACAGCTTCTCCGTGATCCCCGAACTTCGAAGGCCGAGCGCTGCTAGTGCGAGCGCACGCCGTTCCGGCAGAGATAGAGACACGGCATCCGCTGGTAATTCGGGACGTACGAGGATCGTCAC